CCCCTCTTATAGCATAAGACTAATGCTTAGTCATCAGCCGTTGTTTGCACGTACAGCATGGTGACGCGAACTTGACCAGCAGTCGGCTGACCGACTGAAGTTACAGTTGCGACAACCGTGCGGTTCGCACCAACGTCGTCCATCGCAGCAAGCTGCGCAGCACTGAACGCGTTCGGACGGCGAGCTGCCGTCTTAACGCTCACGCCGCTCAGATACTGAGTGCCGCCAGAAGCGGTACCAGCCGAGAGCGTTGCGGACGTTGCGCTGTCGTAAGCCGTCAGCACGTCAACGTAGAAGTCAACAATCTGCGAGGACGCAGGGATGTTGAACGTCGCGTTTTGTACCAACGTGGCGTCGAAGTTAATCAGCGCGGTTTGGCTGAGAGTGACGAAGCCGAGGTTCGGTCCGCCACTTTCGCCTGCGTTGCGGTCGCCAGAGGCGAGTGGTCCGCTCCAAGTAGTCTGTGACATCTGGTTTCTCCTTAGGAAGAGGGAGGGGAGCCGAAGCTCCCCAACCCGGTTAGATGCCAGCCGTGCCGTAGACACCGCGCGGATCGGTCCAGCCGAACGCATAACGCTCGGTGGCTTTGTACCGCATGCTGTCGGTCTCGAAGTCACCTTCCATCGACTTCTCAAGGCCGCGACGCATCGCGAGCTTGAGGCCTTCTGGCGCATCAGTCTGTACCCACCATGCAGTGGTCGAGGTGATACGTGAAAGGTTAGCTTGACCGTCATCGAGGAGACCCATGCTCTTCACAGGGTTGACATCGTTGTTTGCGGTGCCTGCACGCAGTGCGGACTTCAGCAGAACCTCAGCTTGGAACACGTTGGAAGGACCGGAAACGATCTTCTTCGGTGTCAAACGGATACGCTTGCCGTTGTTGTCTACGGCGTTGCGGATCTGGATGAGGAGCTGCTCAAGCGACGTCTGCGAGAGGTTTGCAGCGGTCGAGAGCTGGTTCGAGAACGTGCCCTGTGCAATCGGGTGATCCGTTGCAACGAGCGACTTGCCGTCACCACCCGTGTACGCGGCGTTGAAGGCGCGGTTCAGGATGTTGGCACCAAGCGTTTCCTTGGTCTCGATCAGCGACTGTGCAAGGTGACGTGCATAGGTCTGGCCGATACGGATGTGATCACCATCTTCAACAAGAACCTTGGTCAGGGCGAATGCCAGACCGTAGACCTTGTAGACGTAACGCTGAATGAACAGCACGCCGCCTGATTGATAGGTGACCGGCATGCCGTCGGGCAGTTCCGGTGCAGCACCGAAGCCGAACAGGACAGGCTCTTCATGATAGTTCCGAGGAATGCCCTTGAACTCTTTGAAAACCTGCGACCATTCGTCAGCGCGCTGGTCATAGATGCCGTTGAACTCTTCGTTCAGGATCGGCTCAACGATTGAGCGGAAGTCTGTACTCCGCATTGGGGTAGCCATAGTTCAGCCCTCCTTAGTATGCGGCCACGTCAGCGACGTTCTGATGTTCGCTGATTTGGACCTGAGCGATGACGTAAGTGTCACCCCAGTTGTTGTCGGGACCGGGAGTGATCCCGATCAGGCGGAACGACGCGTTTGCAGCAGCAGAAGCGACGTCAAGCATCATCTGGCTGATGCCGACAACAGTCGAACCAGTACCGATGGTGGTGAAGTCGTACTGCTTACCGATGTCGGCTACGACCAAAGCAGCGTTGCTCTGGATTTCGTAAACGATTGTCGGGTCAAGCGTGACGTAGGCAACGATGTCGGTGCCTGCTTGCGATGCAGTCCACTTGTTGGATACGCGACGGCGACCGTCTGTGTCCGTGAACTCAACGCCTTGGAAGGTGCCGATGAAGCGGTCGCCGATGGCTGCCGCAGCAATGGTACCTTCGCCAGTCGAAGACGTAACGATCTTGACCGGCTGGTTCTGGAAAATGTTCGCTGCGTAGCCCGTAAGGATCGAGTAGGCGGTGGGGCGAACCACACCGCTTGGCGAGTAGACGGGACGTAGGCCGAACGGTTGGGATACCGAAGACATAGTCTTATACCTCGTAGTTAGTTGCGGTTACTCGGTCACCACACCTGCGGTGCCCGAGGGTTGAAATCACGCATCTCCGACAATCCGTCGCCCTCGTACATTGTGCTACCGGCTCGCTCAGCCTGTTCACGGATAGCATCCGCAACCTCGGCAAGCTTATCTTCCTCGCGAAGGGGTGCATCGTGGTGAGCTTCCTGCATGAACCTGTTGTACAGGCTGATGGGCAGCTTAAACGCGAGCATCTCATTGACCCCAATAAAACCAGTCCATTCACCAGTCTTGATCGAAGCGTATTCCATCCCCGGTATCTCATCCGGTCGCACTGGCTCGTAGCCGAGCTGCATGCGACGGTGGATAGGATCACGCGGATTTTGCGTGGTTAGCCAGCACATATGATAGCCCGGGACGTCCGGCAGATCAGGAAGTGCGTCATTGAAAAGTTGGTTACGGAACATTTCGAGCCGGTCATCTTCGCTCACTTCGCGGTTCTCAGTGACCTGCCGGTCCTGAGACCGGCGAGTTTCGCGCCGACCTACAACGTCAAATTCCGGCTTCTTCAAGCGATCATCTTCAGTACTATTTGTCATGTTGTCTCACTCCTTCTTTAGCGAGCCGAACCGGTGTCATAGGCCTGATACGCTTTTAGATAGCGTTGGCGAAGCACAGGGTCATCCCATACTCCGGCTTCAATCATAGCCTGTTTACGGTCGGGTGTCACGTATATTTCTTTTTTAGTCGAAACGGGTGCGTGTTCGCGTGTTCCGCCAGTCGGTGGGGCCTTGCGGCGTGGCTTCGCTTTGGGCTCGTCATTGCCGCCGATTGCCTCGGAGACACGGGCCGTGAGCTCTTCCCAATACTCGCGCGATGCGGGGTTGTAACCCTCACGCGCCAGCTCGTTGTCGATGCCCTTGGTCAGTGCGCTGTCACGGTCACCGCCCTGTGGGTCGTACCACGGGTTGGCGTCCATCCACTGCTTCGCAAAGCTGACGACAGCCGGGTTAGCCTGCGGCTGGGCCGCTTGCTGACGCGTCTGCTCGAACTCTTGCTTGGCAGCGTTCAGCCGCTGGGCTTCGTAGATCGCCTGATCGCGGATGCGCATGGCTGCGACGACATCGTCACCGTTGCCCTGCTCAGTCGCCTTGGCGATTACATGCTCAGCCTGCTGCACTTCGGCAACGGCCTGCGCCAGCTTCTGCTCAAGGGTCTGAGCATTGCTGTTGGCCGTGTGCGTCTCGATGGCAGACACGCGGCGGATGAGATCCGCGTTCAGTTGGCGAAGCGTTTCCAACTCGCGCTGGGCGGCTTCCTTGGCCCGCTTTTGCACCTCACGCCGCTTCTGACGGCGCTTCTGGTTCTTGGACACCTCTTCGTCGTGATCGTCGTCGCTTTCGGCTAGACGCGCATCTTCCTCGTCGTCGTCATCATCGTCCTCGTCCTCTTCGACCTCGGGCTCTTCAGCCTTGGTCTCTTCCTCGGGGGGCGTTTCGACGGGGATCAAGTCGTCTTCATCTTGTTCACTTAGGTTGTTTCGGTCACTCATAACCAGCTCCCTATTGTAGCCTTATTGATCATATGAAAGCTTTCATGGCGAGCGGATCGCCCGTCACTTTGCCTATCAGATCAAGGTCGTTGAAAATGACGACAAGAGCTTCGTCTTGGCCGTCTGCGGTTTTGACAGTCCAGCGGTCGCCGCCGTACTTAGGCACCCGGACAAAGTCTCCGGTCTGGCACCATGAGCCCTCGGGCCATGGCTCGCCTGTTGTGCGGTTGCGAAACGCAAGTTCGCCCACCCCGATCACCTTCGCGATTTGGGTGTTCCACGCGTCTGTCTCGCGTGTTTCCGAGGTCAGGATGATCCCGCCCTTGGTTTTCTGTTTCGGTGTCCTGATTTGACACAGGACACGGCTGCCAAAGGGTGTGATGCCCGGATCACAGGCGGGAAACGCCTCGTCCGTGCTCGCATACCCAAAGTCAACCTTGTTACCGAGTTCCTGCATGTGTGCTCCTTTCGCAGGGTTAGAGGTTGAAGTCTTTGCGCTCCTTCTCGGCCACAAGGTCGATCAGGATACGCTTGGCATGTTCAAGACCCGCGTGCATGCCAACGGCCTGCCCATACGCGAACAAATCGCGCCCGGCAGGTTGCGACAACGCATCGTTAGCAAACTTGGTTTGCTCTGCCTCGATGCGTTGAAGCAAGGTCTCTATCCTCATGCGGGGGTCTTCTTACCGCCCGACACTTCGGTTTTCGGGTGCATGCCCATCTTCATGAGCTTGTGCATGTTTGTGTTTTCTGCGTTGATTGGGCCAGTGTGCTTGCCCTTGCTCAGCGCCGCGTCGTTCTTCTTCATGGTTCCATCCTTCACGGGTTGGGGTTGATCCCGGTGCCTGTCGACACCGCGATTTGTTCACCGGACGCGATCTCGGCAGCCGCGAGTTGCATGGCCGTCTGATTGTCCTGCGAGTTCATCGTCATGCGAGCCTGAAGCTCAGCCGCCTTACGTGCATCTTCAGCCTGCTGCTGTTGCTGCTCGATCTGCATGCGGAGCTGAAGCTCGGCCATGTCGATTTGGTTGTCCTGCTGGTCCTGCTGCGCATTGACCTGCATCTTCTGCTGCTCAAGCTGCATCCGCTGCTGGTCCATCTGCGCCTCAAGCTGCGCCTGTTGCGCATCCTGCTGCATGCGCATCTGATCGCGCTGCGTCTCGGCCTGAAGCTTCTGCGTCTCAAGGGCGAGGCGCGGATCTTGCATCGGCTGCGGTGCGAACTGCTGCATGACCTGCTGCGCCTGCTGCACAACCTGCGGCAGATCGCTGAAGATCTCGCCACCGCGCTGCACAACGGCGGCACCAGCCTCGGCCAGCATCTGGTCGAGCGCCTTGCGCCCTTCCGTATCCTTGCCCAGTTCCTTCATCATGTCGCCCACATCCTCGCCGAGCGCCTCGTTCGAGACGTCGAAGACGGATGCCGCGTACCACAGAGCGACGTGCTCCTTGATGTGGTTCAGCATGACGGGCAGGAAGGCGGGCGCGATCATCGGCGACATGCCGAAGGTCGGGCTCATCATGTACGCAAGGTGCGTCTTGAGGTGCGCAATGTGGTCCTGATCGGGGAAGGCCGTGATCGGGCGACCCAGTGTCGCCGCGACGTTCTCGTTGACGGCGTTCTGGTCCTTGGGCTCCATCGGCGGGACCAGAAGCTCCTTCGGGTTGGGCACCTTGAGCGTCTCAAGCAGGCGCTCCTCAACGGCGCGCATGTTGTAGAGCTGCGGCAGGGCGGCGGCGCGCTGCGACACGGCTTGCACCTGCGCATAACGCTGCGCCTCGCTGAAGATGTTCGGATCGGAGACAGGCACCACATCAAGCGGCCCCTCGAAGTCCTTGCGCGTGGCGAGCTCTTCGCCTGCCTCTTGCTCCAGCCGCTCGTCGTCGAGGTACATCGCGTTGAGGCGATGCAAGATCCGCAGCATGCGGGCCATGGCGTCGTGCAGACGTGCGTGGATTGAGGAGAAGACGACCATGCCCTGCTCGATCTTGGCAAGCGTCGTGCCGACGGGCGCGTTCGGGTTGCCGTCGGCCACGTCGTCCAAGGCCGTGCGGACCACGCCCTTGCCTGCGTCGACCAAGAAGCCGAGCAGGTTCATCAGGACAGGCGAGGGCGGGTTGTACGGCAGCGGCATCGCCAGCTTGCGCACGTCGTCGACGTTCAGGCCGCCCTCGATCTCGATGGTCTGCGTCGGCTGGATGGACAGAGACTGGCCGCCTGCCGTGCCGCCCTTGAGCTTGAGCATCGTCTGGCTGTTGGAGATGTGCGCACTGTCGAGCAATGCGCGCAGTGCGCCGGTCGCAGCACCCGAGAGGCCGCCGATCATGTGCGGCAGGCCGATTGGATACGCGCCGCGCCACGGAATGAACGGGAACTCGACGAACCAGAGCAACTCTTCCTTGTGCTCGTCCTCTTCGTCCCAGTTGCGGTAGATCGACAGCACCTTGCCCGAGGGCTTGTCGACGCTGATGATGTACGGCGCTGCGCCTTCGCCTTCGACGTCGGCAATCGCGTAGATCTCGTAGACGATCCGCAGGCCGTCTTCGTTGAAGCTGGTCTGCTCGCGGCCCTCGATCTTGTCGTTGGCCTGCGCGGCCACGCTCATCTCAGGCTCCATGCCTGCGGGCGTCAGGTCGACGTCGCGGTACATGCCGTTCTTGACGCGGTTCTCATAGTCGAGCTGCGTCAGGTACTGGACGTGCGTGCGGCGCTGGGCCGTGTAGAAGTTGGTGGCCGCAAATGGCAGGTACATGTCGTCGATGGCGACGAACAGGAACTCAGGCCGGTTCTTCGCCTCGTCCCAGCCCAGCTTCAGATACTGCGCGCCGCCCAGTGGCACCTGCGTCATGAGCTGTTCAAGCTCGGCACGCACCTCGGGGCACTGCACGGTCATCTGCCAGTTGAGCAGGTTGGTCTTGCGCTTCGCCTTGTCGAGCTTCTTGTCCGTGGGCTTGCCCGGCACGAAGTCCTTGGCAGGACCCTGCGGCGGGAAGATCTCCTTCATGGCGCGCGCCGCGAAGTCGATGCAGGCCTCGGTCAGCATCGGGTGGACCACCTTCGATGCGCCTTGGAAGTCTGCGCCGCCGGGGGCGTCGTCGCCCAGACCCGTGCGTCGCAGGCCTTCGTCATACTGGTCGTCGCGCTTCTTGCGCGCGTCCTTGTCCTTGCTGATCAGGTCGAGGAAGCGTGACGACAGGCGGCCCAGCTCCGGCTCGGGGATGATGCCGTCGGCGAGGTTGGCGTAGAACTCGCTCTCGCCTGCCTTCGGGTCTTCCTCGTCGAGGCGCACGATTGCGCCGCCGTCTTCGGTGTCCTCAACGTCGTCCTGCTCTTGGCCCTCAAGCTCAATGAGTTCGCCGTACTCCTGTTCGTCTTCGTCTTGCATCAGGTTGTCCTTTTACGCCGCGTAGGGGTTCATTACCACAGTGGGGGCGGGTCTGTCACCCTTCCAGTCATCGCGCGGTTTGCGTGTGAGGTCGATCATGCGTTTATCCATGCACAGCCGCAGCGCCTGCGTGGTCTGATCGACGTGGTCGTCGTGCTTAATTGAGCGTTCGCCGGTGAACGAGCAGAGCTGATAGATCAGCGGCTCGACCCAACTGCGTGGCTTGCCGGGGAACTTGTCGCTCTCGGGCACCCAGACGCGGTTCTGGGCGAAGATCGGCGAGACCATGTGCAGCCGCGTCAACTTGTCGGCGCGCCCCGGATTGTAGGCGTAGGCCTCGATGCCCTCGCGCTCCAACATCTGGCGCAGCGAGATGCCGCTGCCCTTGTCTTCGATCAGCAGGATGTCGGGCTTGCGTCCAGACGTCATGGGCTTGGCGCTGCCGAACATGGGGCGGATCAGCGCCTGATCGTCGTCGTCGCCGTAGCGCACGTTGCGCTCCTTCTTCACGCGCTTCATCAGGTCGGGCAGGCCGAGATGATCCTCCCAGCAGTCGAGCAGGATGACGTGGCTCATGTTCTTGTACTGGAACACGCCCCAGACGCCGCACGCCGTCGGGTCGGTGTCGCCCTTCTTGTCGACGCTCTTCTCGGTGTAGGCCGTGTCGAGCGACATGATGATCCAGTCGAGCTTCGGCAGCCTGCGCTTGGCGGGCCAGAGGTTGATCCAGCTCCGCTTGATGACGCCGTTCTCTTCAGGATCGATCAGCTCGCCGTAAATCTCCTGACGCCCAAGCGTCGTGCCCTCATACTGTTCGAGGTTGCTGAAGAAGTCGTCGGGCAGGTTCGCTCGGTTGTCATGGCTTGAGCCCCGCACGATGACGCGCCGGTCCTTGGGCGCGCTCAGCCTGCGGATCAGCTCCTTGGGCTTGGGCGTCGTCGTCCAGAGTATCTGCGGTGCAGGGCCGAGACGCATGCCCATCATCATCATGTCCCACGTCTCTTGATCGTACTGCCATGCGGCGAGCTCGTCGCACCATGCACGGCAGTGCTGCGGGCCGCGAAGACGTTCGGGCTTCTCAGCCGTGAAGCCGCGTATCGTGCTGATGCCGCCGGTCACGTTGCGCATGCGGATGTAGTTGCCCGTCTTGTTGTGCTCGACGAGCAGCTCGGGCGGCAGGACGGACAGCAGACCGCTCTCGCCCTCCATGCACGTCACCTGAATATCCTGATAGGTCGGCGCAATCACGCAGCTATCGAAGCCCGACGGATCGAGGAAGACGGATCGCGTCAGCCACTCTGCGCCGACGCGCGTCTTGCCGAAGCCGCGCCCGGCAAGGAAGCCGCACTCGCTCCAGTTGGTGAACGGGGGGATCTGGCTGTCGCGCGCCGTGCTTTTCCAGCGCGTCTGCCACTCCATGAAGGTATTGACGTGCTCGTCGCCAGTCAGGATGTCGACTACGTCAACCTGCACGACGCGACCATCCGCGAGTGTAAGCGGCGCGCTGGTCATGCGTTCTTGCGGTAGAGCGTCAGCGCGTCGCGCAGTTGGAGGTTGGTCTCGCGGATCTTGTCGTACCGTTCCGTCGACCGCAGCAGCGCGTGATCAAGCGCAGCGCGCTCGGCGCACACGCGGTCCAGCTCAACCTGAAGCTCGCGGATGCGACGCCACGGGTTCCAGATCATGGGTCTACCTTATGCGAGAGCAGGGCTTGGGTCACTGCGGACACCACCATGGGGTCGGCGGGCTGGGTCTCGATCTTGAGCGTTTCACCGTTTTTGTTGGCGAGGCTCAATGTTGCGTTGTCGCCGTACCTGTTGGGTGACCACTTCGCCAGAAGCTTGAGGCGCGTGTCGATGCGCAACTTGCTGCGTTGCACATGCTCGCTGTTGATTGCCATTTCGGTCGTGCCGTCGTTGCGTTGACGCTCGATCCAGTCGTTGGTGCCGTCGTCGGCGATGTCGAGGATGTCCTCGGCTATGGCGTCGAAGCCCAACTCGCGCGCGTGCGCGATGCGTGCGGCGAACTCCTCGTCGGCGGAGATCCAATCATACACAGTCCGCCAGCTCGGCATCCCATCCTGACGGCACAACTCACGCAGCGGGACGCCATCGCACAGCCCCTCGATGATACGCTGCTCGACGGCAGAAGTTCGTTTCGTCTGACCCATTGTCTGCATGCTCCGCTTCTTGGCAGGACTACCAGAACCCCCAGATAGCAGCAGCGCGATGAAACTACAAGAGGGTGTGGCTCGACCTATTCCAAATCAGCCGAGCCACTGCCTGCATGATCCTTCACGAAATCCAAATTGTCAATGCAACGTGGGATTGCGTTACAGCATGCAGCACGACGCATCATGCAGCGGATGAGAGTTCCGAGGGTGGTCAACAAAAGTGCAGCGCAGCACAGCATCTGCTCGGTGCAGCATTTGCAGCAGTTGGGGGCCTTCTTTTAGAAGGCTCCCCCCGATGCTGCATAAATGCTGCATTTCTCCGAGCTGCACCATTTGCAGCATGCTGCTTAATGCTGCAAATGATGCATGCTGCAATTAATTTTAAAAAGATGCATTTTGTGTATTGCAATGCCTGATTGCATCGATTAGGTACGACAAATCAGTAATGCAAATGGAGTTAATCACATGACCACCGCTTCTACCCACACCGGCACCTGCCAAGCCTGCGGACGCCGTCAGGCCGTTCACGTCAACACCGGCATGATCGCCAAGCACGGCTACACCACCGAGTATGGTTTCTTTAACGGCACCTGCGGCGGATCAGACGAGTTGCCATTGGAACTCGACACTGCCGTCAATGTCGCCACCATCGCCGCCATGGTCAAGTTCGCAGAGAAGCACGAGGCAGCCGCCGAGGCTGACATCACCAAGGTGCTTGTCGAGTTCGGCCCTTACCGCTTTGACCGCAACCGTCGCTTCCGCGAGACCAAGATGGTTGATCGCGCTGAGTTCGAGGCGACGCAGCCCCGCTACGCTGACTTCGACCGTCAGGTTGAGATCGCTCGCATGAAACACCGCAGCATTGCTCGCGGCGTTCGCGCCGACGCCGAGATGCTTGTTGACCTGCGTGAGACGGTCCACGGCCAGCCGCTTCAGGAGCGCAAGGTCGAAGCCGACATCAAGCGCGAGTACTTCAAGACCTACAGCGCGGCACACGCCCGCGTCGAGGAGTTGAAGGCCGCAGGCCACAAGGCGCAGCAGCGTCGCGGTGGTGGCAAGATCACAGTAACCTACCGCTAACCCAACGGGGGCTCCGGCCCCCACAAACAGGAGCACATCATGATACGACCAACACTCAACATCAACGGCAGCAGCGCCGTTGACCTCATCCAGCCCCGCCGCGCGGCGATGGACCACCTGATGGACGCCATCGAGGCGCTCAAGCAGGTCACGCCCAACGGTCGCGACTACCTCGGCGACCGTGACCGCTTCATCGACGACCGCACCACGCACTTCGACCGCATCGCCGCGCTGCACACGCTGCGCAACGAGCTGCTCGACGAGGCACTGCACATCGGCAATCAGGGGAGGGCAGCAGCATGATCCACATCGCATCGAACATCTTCTTTTTGGCCGTCCTCGCCTTCACCATCATCGCAATCGTCAAGACACTGACAGGAGAATGGAAATGACCGAAGATCTACCCGACGGCTCCGCCAGCCGCGCTGCGCGCGACGCTGGCTGTGAGCAGGTGCTTGAGAACCAAGCATCAAGCTGGAAGGAGGATTACGCATATTACGCCGAGAAGTTTCTCGACGACCTCCGCTTCAATGACCTGTTCACCGGCGAGGATCTACGCCTCTACGTACTGCCATACACCGGAACGCCATCGCATCCCAACGCGTGGGGTGCATCCGCTAGGGGCGTGTTGGGCCGTTGGATCAGGCAAAACTATGTCGAACTGCACAACATCGCCCCCACCAAGTCGGTGAAGAGCCACGCCTCACGCATTCCGCAATACAGGGTAATTAAATAGGAGGACTGAAATGAAGAAATGGTTAGCACGTAAGCTCTTTGATACAGCCGTCTGGCTGGACTGGGAGGAGGCCGTAAGGGTCGCATTGGCCGTCATCATAGTCGAGGGTGAGCTGATGCAGACACGCCCGCGCAAACCGGGCCGCCCCAAGGGCAGCAAGGACAAGAAACCGCGCAAGACACCCGTGCGCAAGGAGGCAAACTAATGTTTTACATATACGACCAGAACAATTCAGGCGGTGGCTTCGACGTCGATGACCGCGTCACCTACAACGTCATCATCGAGGCGGGCAGCGCCGACGAGGCTGACCGTAAGGCTGAGGACATCGGCATCTACTTCGACGGCACTGACGATGATGGCCCTGACTGCCCCTGCTGCGGCGACCGTTGGTCCCGCGCTTGGGGTGAAGGCGACGCGACGCCTGAGATCTACGGCAAGCCTGTCGAGGACTATCAGGAATACTGGGCCAAGGAAGGTGAGCCGTGGGCGCACGTCTATTACAAGGACGGCACGAAGCGCAGCTACACCCGCAAGGGTGCAGCATGAGCGAGCGCGCACTCTTCTTTTTCATAGTAGGCCTCGGCCTGCTGACGACCTACCTCATGCTGACTGCGCCTGAGCTCACCGCACAGGAGCGCAAAGAGATGGAGGAAGACTGGTGGGACTGATACGCCGCATCATCGACCGGCTTTTGGCCTACATGTTCAGAAACAATAAGGATTGGGATCAATGATCAAGGAACGTATCGAGGCGCTGCGCAAGCGCGAACAAGTATGCTGGGAGATGGCGGAGGTGTTTCTACACGCCAAGGACGCGCACGGCCTGCACGACATGGGCGTCGAGATCCAAGGCATCCAGTGGGCCATCCGCGAACTGGAAGGGCTGTTACTCAGATGACAGACATTGAAGCAAAAGCCTTGGCGCTGTTGAATGAGGTGTGGAAAGAACGTGGTTACCCGCCGGAGGACAAAGTGCGCCGTGAAGACTTACCCGCGCACGAAGCACTATGCCGCGCCATCGAACAGCACGAAGCCTTTAAGCAAGAGGTGAGCGATGCGGTTGAGAAAGTCATTGAGAGTTGCGCAGTTACCAGTTGGGGTGCTGCAATGCTTGACCCGCTCATCATCCCCAAGCCCAAGCCTGACCCGCTGGTGGAGGCGATAGAAAAGTGCGCGGCGCAGATGCATCTAACGAGTGAAGACGCTGCCAACGCTCTCCGCGCCGCACTGGACGCCGCTGGCTTTGAGATACGGGAAAAGGGGCAATGACAAACCCAATTCAAACTAAGCGTATTGAGATGGCTGACAAACGCAAGGGCCGAAGCTGCTTCTACTTTTCGGGGAGCAGGTCTGGTCGCATTTCTTGGGCTGACTGGTTTTATATACGGGACAAACGCAAATGACCCTGCGCCAATTCCTGTTCACCAATTTCGGCTGGGACATTTACGACTGGGCCGACGAGGAGATCCGATTTTGAAGCCAGAAGCCCTGCGGTACATGAAGTACCGCATCAAGATCTTGCCGCAGCAACTGGAGCTGGCTCGGCGCAAGGTCCAACACCTTGAGCGTGAGGCGAAGCGCCTCGGGCTGAACCACCTAATCGAAGGGAAAAAAGATGACTGAAGAAGAGCGCCACGTCCTATCGCACGAAACAGCGGAGCAAGAGATTACCGACGTCCTCTGGGACATCTTCGCCGACAGTGAGCGGGTCTGCCGAGCGGAAGTCCTGATCAAGCTCCTGTACGCCGAGTTCATGGCGATGGACGACGTTCAGGACGTGTCCGAGGTCACCCAAGCCATGGCCCGGATGATTATGTCGCGGGCACATACGGACCTGACCATGTTCAGTGACGTGGCGGGCAACGCGTGACGGAGGCCGCTCTCTTTATCGGTGTTATCCTACTGGTGCTGGCCGCAGTCTGGGCAGGGGATTGGCTGCGTCGAGTATCAAAAAAATCATCGATAGGGTATTGCAATGCCTGATTGCATCGATTAGGGATAGCTCATCAGCAACACGGAGTACACAACATGGACCACCCCGAATACACCGAAAGCCAAATCAACAAGGCTCTCAAGGCGCACACCCAACTCGACATCACCGTCAGTTGGGACGGCTACGAGCCTGAGCAAGGCGCGACTGCCGACTTCGACGTTTACCTCGAAGGCGAGACGACAGACATCGTCGTCTGGGATCACGGCACCTCGTTCGACATCAACGAGCGCACGGACGCCCAGCGTTACGCATCCATGGACTGGGCCGTCAGCTACGAGAAGCTCGCAGCCAAGCTTACCGACATCATCGAGGAGGCAATCGCCGCCGGAAAACTGGGAGAGTATGCATGAACATCATCTGGCCGTGGGCCGCACACAAGGCGATTGAAGCCTACAAGTTGGAAGCCGACCGTCTGCACGCCATGAACAGTAGGCTTGAGATAAAACTGAAAGAGCATGCGCTGCATCAGCGCATCCTGCGCACCGAGCTTGAGCGTCTCCAAGATCTGCTCAAGAAGGCACACTTCCGCAACCCGAAGACAGGCCGTATGGGCCGCAAGGGGGAGCGTTTCAAATGACACGGGATCTCAAGACCATCCACGCCGAGGCTCGCAAGGCCTTCACCAAGCGCGACAAGCTCGAAGCCGAGCTGCGCGCCATCAACAACCAAATTACCCAACTTAGGACCGAGCACATGGTCATCACCCGCGTCTGGGGCCTCCGAGAAGAGAGCTTCAGGCAAGAAACGAAAGTAGCCGCATGACCACCAAACAAGAACGCATTGCCGCCATCGACCTCGCCATCGAGCGAGGCGGCGGCATCGTCAAGTTCTGTAAGCGCATGGGCCTGACGCATCAGGCCGTCTATGCGTGGAAAAGTCGCGGCTGGGCACCCGTCGAGAAGGCCATCATCATCGAGGCCATCTTCGCCATCCCGCGCTCCGAGCTCATGAACCCTGATCTCATGCGGGCCCTGAACACGCCCAGCGCAAGCGCAGATCTACTGTAAACACTGTGGGAGAGGATGACGACATGGCAAGCGTAAGGGCAATTGCGCCCAAACTTCTCTCGTTAGAAGTGCCAGAGGAATTGCGTTCAGTTCCCGCGTGGCTGATCTGGCGCTTTGAGAAATACCACAACGAACCCAAGCCGCGTAAGGTGCCCTACTGGACCGACGGCACGATCAGGCACGGCCAGCAGGGCTCCCCGACCGACCGCACACGGCTGACAACCTTCGCCGCCGCTCGCGACGCAGCCGCGCGCATGGGCTATGACGGCGTCGGCTTCGCGCCCCTGCCTGACTTTGGGTACACCTTCCTCGACTTCGACCACTGCGTCGGGCCGAACGGTGAGATCCCGAACGACATCGAGCGCATCATCGTGCGCACCTACGCCGAGTACAGCCCCAGCGGCAAAGGCATCCGCGCCGCGCTGAGGGGCAATCTGGGCAACCACAAGAGCCACGCCACGCCCGACCGCTTCGGCTTCGAGACGTTCAGCAGCTCAGGCTTTGTGACCTTCACCGGCAACATTCTGCCAGCCTGCGAGATGATAGGCCTTAAAAACACAGTCGCCGACGTTGACCAGTACACGGTCGACCTATGCGAGGCCCGCTTCGGTTCGGTGCAGAACAACGTCATCGATCCCGACGACTTCATGGCAGGCCGCGAGCCGAGGCTCGGCCTGACCATTGAGCGCATGCAGGAGCTAGTCTCCGCCCTCGATCCAGACATGGGCCGCGAGCAGTGGATCAAGGTCGGCATGGCTCTGGCCCATGAGACCGACGGCGGCGATGACGGCTTCGAGATCTGGGACGACTGGTCGAGCGAAGGCTACACCTACCCCGGCACCGAAGGGCTGCGCGTCCAGTGGGACAGCTTCGAGCGGCGCAAGGGCTCCAACCGCAAGCAGGTCACCATGGCCTCCGTAATCAAGATGGTAAAGGACGCCGCAGCAACGCGCCCCAGTAAGGCGGCGAGCGCCTATGAGGTGTCGGCCAAGGCCGATGCGCTCGTCGCCGATCTGGAAGCGTCAGAGGGCGTCTATTCGCCTGCGGGCTACACCGGCAAGTTCCCGGTCCTGTCTGCCGATGAGATGAGCAGCCAGAAGACGGCTAAGTGGCTCATCAAGGGCGTCGTGCCTGCCGCCGACATCGTCACGATCTTTGGCGCGTCAGGCTCAGGTAAGAGCTTTGTCGTCCTTGAGATGGCGGCCTGCATCGCACTGGGCGTGCCGTGGCGCGGCCACAAGGCCGAGAAGGGCCGCGTCGTGATCATCGCAGCGGAAGGCGCAGGCAGCTACGGCAAGCGCATCAAGGCGCTGGCGCAGCATCTGGGCATCTCGCCTAAAGATCTGGACATCGGCGTGATCGTGGTGCCGCCCAACCTCATGGAGGAGGGCGACGTCACCGAGCTGGCGGCATCGATCAAGGCGGTCGGCGGCGTGTCCCTGATCGTGATCGACACCTTTGCGCAGGTGACGCCCGGCGCGAACGAGAACGGCGCAGAGGACATGGGCCTCGCCCTTGCCAACGTGCGCATCCTGCGCACCGCGACAGGCGCAACGGTCGAGCTTGTGCATCACGCAGGCAAGGACGCCCACCGAGGCTCACGCGGCTGGTCAGGCATCCGCGCCGCCGTCGACGCCGAGCTGGAAGTGACGCGGGATGAGAACAACGGCGCACGCCAGATCCGCACCAGCAAGCAAAAGGACGGTGAGGACGGCCTGCGCTGGGGCTTCAAGTTGGAGACGATCCTGCTGGGCTTCGACGAGGACGGTGACGAGATCACAAGCTGCGTCGCAGTCGAGGACGAGGTGCGGTCGACCGTGACCGAAGACAAGAAATCCGTGAAGCGTCGCGGTCGGCTTGAGACGCATGTGCTTGAGGTCATGACGACCTTTGCAGAAGACGCCGTCGTGCGTGCAGAAGAGCTCATCCAGAAGGCTTGCGATATGTTACCACCGCCTGAGCAGGGCAAGCGTGACATCCGCCGCCAGTCGATTGTCAGGGCAATTCAGCAACTTAGCAAGGAAAAGGACGGCCCGCTGCGCATGGAAAAAGGCATTGTAATTTTTTACGAATAATTTTGCTTAGGGGGGTTGCAATGCCTAATTGCAGCGACTATATGATGTCTATCAGCAACGCAAATAGGAGTACGCATCATGGCAACTGTAGCCGCAACCATTTCCAACATTTCCCCAGTCGACCGTCTGGGCGACATCAAGGCCGAGATCGCCCGCTTGAAGGAGATCGAAGCTTTTCTCACCGACGAGATCAAGGATCTTGGCGCAGGTGCCCACGAGGGCGACACCTTCCGCGCCACCGTGTCCGAGATCGCCGAGCGCCAGTCGCTCTGCCCCAAGGCTGCCGAAGCCAAACTTCGTGAGTTGGGCGTCGACGGTCGCTGGTTCAGCAAGAACCAGAAGACCACCAAGGGCTACACGACCGTCAAGGTCGTGGCGCGCAAGGCCTAAGCGCATGCTGGGCATCCTTGCAGCAGAGTTCACGTCACGGGGGCGCAACGTCCCCGCGACAGTGTACCTTACGCGGATCGTGGGCGGGCACCGCACGCACCTGATCGGCTTCAACGTGAGCGGCAAGCGTGAAGCGCGTCAGCTCGCCAAACAGTACGGCGCGCAGCCGTGGAACTTTTGAGGGGGATTGAAATGGACCGCACATATTACCGCACCGAAGAGGATCAGCAACTGATCGAGGAGGCGAAGTACAACCCGAACTCGGAGCTGGCCGTCGTGCTGGCCGAGCGTTTGGATGACATAATGCTCGAAGCCGAAACGGATCTGTATGAGGCCAACGAGCGCACCGCCGACGCAAACCGCGAGGTGAGCCACCTCGAAGACAAGGTCTATGAACTGGAAATGGAAATCAACAAACTCGAACTGATGATCAGCCAGCGTGACGAAACTATTGAAGAACTGAGAAAAGGAAACTGATAGATGATTAAGATCGAAGTAGCAGGAAATAGCATCCCCGAAGTGGCCGACAAGCTGTTGGCTCTTGGTCACAGCCTGTACAGCAAGGCTGTTCTGCCCATTGCCAATGGGGGCACAGGTGCTCAGACAATCGAAGAAGTTATGGGGGTAGCCGAAGCCGCACCCGTGGACCCTACTCCGGCCCCCAAGAGTGTCGAGGCTGCGGCTGGCTCCGAGAGCCAGCCAACGACGACGGAACCCTCTTCTACCCCTGCTCCTGCGGCATCGGCCTCCGAGCCGCTCAACTTTGAGTTGGACGTTGCGCCGGTGGTACTGCGTGCGGTGGCCGCAAAGGGTAAGCCATTTGTGCAGGACGTCCTGTCTGAGTTCGGCGGCGTCCGCGCCTCGGATCTGGACGACGCCCTGTGGCCTGAGTTGATTGCTCGGCTCGAAGCAGAGATTGCCTAATGGCACACGCAAAGCTTAGTCCGTCCGGCGCGCACCGCTGGATGGCCTGTCCGGGCAGCGTCGTCCTTGAGGCGGCCTATCCAGACGACAGCAGCATCTATGCCGCTGAGGGTACGCTGGCGCACGAGATTGCGTCGGAGAGTTTGCTCAACGACACGTACACGCCCGTGTACCTCGGCACCAAGCACACCGTCGACGGCTTCGACTTTACCGTCGGGCAGGATATGATCGATCACGTTCTCGACTACATGAAGCTCGTCCGCGAGCTGTCGCAGGGCAAGACCCTGTACGTTGAGAGCAAGGTGCCAATCGGCCACCTGACTGGCGAAGAGGGAGCCACAGGCACCAGCGACGTTGTCATCGTGGACGTGGCGGGCCGCAACCTGTCGATTGTCGACCTGAAGTACGGCGTGGGCGTTGCCGTGGACGCGACAAACAATCCGCAGCTCATGATGTATGCGCTGGGGGCATTGGAGATGTACGGCGTCCTATGCGACTTCGACACGGTCAGCATGTACATCCACATGCCACGCTTAAATTATGTCGGCGAGTGCCACATGACGACAGAGGATCTGCTCAAGTTCGCCGATCAGGTGCGCGAAGCGGCAGGGTACGTTCAACTGGCCCAGAGCCTCGACATGTCAGATCCCACCGACGATCTGGTCAAGGGTTTCTTCACCCCCGGTGAGAAGCAGTGCCGCTTCTGCAAGGCCAAGGCGACGTGCCCAGCCCTGCGTGCGGAGATGACCGAGGTCGTCGGCGGATCGGCTGCGGCCACGCTGGATGAGTTTGAGGCTTTCTTACCAGAGGTGCCAGACATGCAGACAGGCGACAACTATCTGTCCATCGCCATGGCGAAGGTCGGTCTGGTCGAGGATTGGTGCAAAGCCGTCCGCGCCGAGGTCGAGCGTCGGCTGTTGGCGGGGCAAAAGATCGACGGCTTCAAGCTGGTCGAGGGCCGTAAGGGCAACCGCAAATGGAAGGATGAGGCTGAGGTCGAGGCTCTGTTCAAGTCTTTCCGCCTGCGGCAAGACGAAATGTATGATATGAGCTTGATTTCCCCGACAAAGGCGGAGAAGATGTTCAAGAGTAACCCCAAGCGGTGGGAGAAGGTCGAAGCCCTGACCTCCCGCAGCGACGGTAAGCCATCTGTGGCATTTGCCTCGGATAAGCGGTCAGAATTGACCGTTCAATCGGTCGCTGATGATTTCAGCGATCTTATTAAAACTGCAAACTGAAGAAGTGGATAATTGATAATGGCTACACGTATTATGCTCAAAGGCATCACACTGGCGTTTCCGGCTCTGGCCGAACCGCAGGCATTTGGCGAGGGCGAACCTGCCTATGGTGCCAAGTTCCCAATCAAGCCAAATAGCGAACAGCAGAAGGCCATCGAGGCTGCTATGCTGGCCGAAGCTAAGGAAGCTTGGAAGGACAAGGCCGACAGCGTTTTGTCGATGCTTGAAGAAGATGGCAAGGTTGCCTTCACCAAGAAGGTTTACCGCTCGAAGAAGACAGGCGAAGCCTATCAGGGCTTTGAAGGCATGCACTATCTGTCTGCCCGCAACGCCAAGACCCAGCCCACCGTGTTCAATCAGTACGGTGAAGAGCTGAGCGGCAAGAGCGAGATTGAAGCCAAGGCGTTCAGCGGCGCGCTGGTCAACGCCTCGGTCGAGATCTGGGCGCAGGACAACAAGTGGGGCCGTCGCATCAACTGCTCCCTTCGCGGCGTCATGCTGACCGGCGAAGGCGAGAACTTCGGTGGCGGGTCGAGCCCGGCATCGGCGGACGAGTTCGCAGGCATGGCTAAGGCCAAGGCCGACGCGGACGACATCCTGTGAGCGAGGTAGGACACAATAGTGCGGGCGATCCGCTCCGTCTTTTAATCGAGCGCATCGAGCGTCTCGAAGAGGAGAAGAAGGGCATCGCGGAAGACATCAGGGACGTGTACACTGAGGCTAAGGCCCGTGGATATGTGCCGAAAATCCTCCGTGAGATCGTGCGCATCCGCAAGATGTCGAAGGAAGATAGGGACGAACATTTCGCGATACTCGATACCTATGCCTCGGCTATTGGCTTAGACCTACTTTAGGTCTATAGTCATGGTACGCCCGCTCTCCTCATGTATCGTCGGCGGGCGTACCTTCTTTCTGGCGAGCCGCGCGCGGGTGCGGGTTGCTCCTGCGTTGCTGATAACCGAAGCGCGCGGCTCACCCGAAAGAAGGAATTATCAGCATGACCGTTCTTTACCTCGATCTGGAAACCTTCTGCGCCGTCAACATCCGGCACGGGGCGTACCGCTATGCCGAAGAGGCAGAGGTGATGCTCGTCGCGGTGGCCGTCGATAACGCGCCTGTGGACGTCTGGGACACGCAGGACATGCCGAACTGGCGTGAGGTCTTACAGGAGCTGATCGACAGCGCCGACAGCGTCGTGATCCACAACAGCAACTTTGACCGCACCGTGCTGCGTGAGCAGGGCGTGCATATCCCAGTCGAGAAGATCGTCGACACGATGGTGCTGGCCCTACAGCACAGCCTGCCGGGCTCTCTGGGCCAGCTCTGCGACGTCCTGAACGTGCCGACTGACAAAGCTAAAGACAAAGCAGGTAAAAAGCTTATACATCTATTCACCAAGCCGTGTCCCAAGAACTGGAAATTGCGGCGAGCAACACGGGAGACGCACCCCAATGAGTGGACAGCCTTCATCGAATACGCCCGACTTGATGTGGACGCGATGCGCGACGTACATGGACGCCTGCCGCATTGGAACGATACTAGCTATGAGCGCAACCTATGGCTCACAGACCAAAGAATTAATGACCGTGGCATCGCCGTTGACCTCGACTTCGCCCGATCCGCTCTCCGAGCTTTTGACCGAACTTCAAGAGCTCTGGCCGCTCGTGCAACCCATCTGACTGGCGGCAACGTCACCTCGGCCACGCAGCGGCAGCGGCTGCTCGACCATTTCAAGGACAAGCTCAACTTCGAGCCTGAAGATCTGACGGGTGGCACCCTCAGCAACTTGCTCGACGGGGATCTCGATCCGCAGGTGCGCGAGTTGTTGGAGATCCGCCAGCAGGCCGCCGCGACTTCACCGGCCAAATACACCGTGCTGCTCAACGGCACGTCACGCGACGGTCGCCTGCGCGGCTTGATCCAGTTCTGCGGCGCGGCGCGCACAGGGCGCGATGCGGGCCGTCTGTTCCAGCCGCAAAACCTGCCCCGCTCGCCTGACTGGTTCGACGACGTCGTGCAAGAGACGACGGTCGCGGCGTTTAAGGCAGACTGCGAAGATCTCATCTGGGACAACATCAGCGAGCGTTGCGCCTTCGGCGTGCGCGGCGCGTTGATCGCGTCTCCGGGCAAGAAGCTGGTCATCGCCGATTTGTCGAACATCGAAGGGCGCGTGCTGGCGTGGCTGGCGGGCGAGGATTGGAAGATCAAAGCCTTCAAAGCCTATGACAGCGGCGACGGGCACGATCTGTACAAGGTGACCGCTGGGCGCATCCTCGACAAAGATCCGAGTGACATCACAAAGACCGAGCGGCAGCTTCAGGGCAAGGTGCCTGAGCTCGCTGGGGGCTATCAGGGCGGCGTCGGGGCCTATCGTAAGATGGGCGGCGCAGTCTTTGACGCGATGACCGACGAGGCCATACAGGAGATCGTCACGGCATGGCGCAAGGCGCACCCGCGCACGCGCAGCCTGTGGTACGACATGGAGGCCGCCGCGCGGGAGGCGATTAACAATCTGGGCGAAAGCTTTGGCGTGCGCGACCTGATCACGTTCGACGTCAAGGCGGACACGCAGGGCATCGCGTGGCTGCGCATGCGGCTGCCGAGCGGTCGGTACTTGTGCTATCCGAGCCCGGAGGTGTCGGAGAGCGGCAAGATCACGCATGAGGGCATGAACCAGTACACCCGCAAGTGGGAGCGCCTCGACACCTACGGCGGCAAGCTGACGGAGAACGCAGTGCAGGCCATCGCCCGCGACGTCTTCATGTCCGGCATGCTGCGCGCCGAGGTCGACGGCTTCGACGTCTGCATCCGCGTCCACGACGAGCTGGTCTGCGAGACGCCGGACAACCCAACCTACACCAGCGACGGTCTGGCCGAGCTCATGTCCACCAACCCGAGTTGGTCTGGCGGCCTGCCTTTGGCCGCTGCGGGCTTTGAGACCAAGCGGTACAGGAAGGACTAAGGCATGCTGACTGTACTCGACCTATTCAGTGGGATCGGCGGCTTCACCCTTGGACTGGAGCAAACCGGCGGGTTTAAGACGGTGGCGTTCTGCGAGCAGGACAAGGCGTGCCAGAAGGTATTGACCAAACACTGGCCGACCGTGCCCATACACAGCGACGTTCGCTCAGTTCCGTTCTCCGAACTGGCTGGGGTGGACGTGATCACAGGAGGCTTCCCTTGCCAAGACATAAGCATCGGCAGCAGCACAAAGAAAGGATTGGATGGTGAAAGATCGGGCCTCTGGGAGTACTATCGGCAGTGTATCGCGGAGCTACGACCCCGCTTCGCAATCGTGGAAAACGTATTTGCCCTTCGCGGGCGGGGCCTCGACCGTATCCTCGGCGAGTTGGCCTGCATCGGGTACGATGCGGCTTGGACGGAACTCGACAGCCAATACTTCGGAGTGCCCCAGCGCCGACGTCGAATTTACATTGTGGCCGCGCGTGACGGCATCCCCGCCGGAGCCGACCTTTTCCAGTTTGCGGAACGTATTGGACCCGACACCGCCAGACGGCTCAAAACTTACGACTGCGAACTGCAAGACGATTGTGCGTCGCTCGCAGAAGGCGGGGGGCAAGGCATTGCCTTCTTCACTCGCCAGCGCACTGATGAATTTGCCATCCGAGGACTGAGCAGCACGATAACGAAGCGGGACTATAAGAGCTTCACCGACGTCGTTCTCCACGCCGACGGCACCCTCCGTCGCGTCATGCCGCATGAGCGGCTGCGGCTGCAAGGGATCGATGGTACACACTTTGACGGTCTGGGCCTGTCCCGCACCGAGCAATTCAGGATGAACGGGATGACCGTTCCGGTCGTTCGCTACATAGGGGAGCGCATACTAGATGAACTCGTTTGACTTTTCTAAGGTCGAGAACTTTGACGACCACATCGCGCAGTCGATCCCTATGCTTGCGGAGCTGGACACGCTCCTGAACCGCATCATGTTTGACTTCGCGCAGGCAGGCACCGCCGTGATCGATGTCGGCTGCTCGACAGGCAGGCTACTGCGCAAGATCGATAAGCGCGCCGACGTCTGGTACGTTGGTGTTGACCGCGACATGAAGCCAGAGCCGTGCGAGGATGTGGAGTTCATAAAGGGCGACGTGCTTGGGGCGAACCTATACACCGCAAGCGTAATTGTATCGGTCTTTACGGCACAGTTCATGCCGTACTATAGCCGCGCGCAGTTCTTTGAGCTGTGCCACGACACGCTGGTTGCCGGTGGGGTTCTGTTGGTAGCCGAGAAGCTGCACAGCAACGACAGGCGGCTCGACAACAGTTTGTCTGCGCAGCTCATGACGTTTAAGCGCAAGACCTTCACCGATCAGGAGATCGTGGACAAGGCCGTCGCCCTCGCGCCGGTCATGCACCAGCAGACCGAGGCGGGCCTGATGGAGGAGCTGGGCATGTTCCGCTCGGTCGATCCTATCTGGCGCTGGGGCAACTTCGGTTGCTACGCGGCGATCAAATGACGCCCGCAGGACGCCTACAGGACCATCTCAAGCACATCGTGCAGAAGAGCGGCGGTCAGTACCGCAAGGTGCGCTGGGAGGGCCGCAGGGGCTGCCCAGACTGCTTTGTGTGGTGGACGTGGCCCAAGGCGGCCTTCATCGAGATCAAAGCCGACGCCGACCGCGTTAGCGGGCACCAGCAGCGCGAGATCGAGCGCATGAGAAACGACGGTTTTCCGGTGTTCATCGCTCGCTCGATAGAAGAAATCGACGAAATAGTGAAAAAAGTGCAGAAGGGGGTTGCAACCTGACGTTGCATATGCCACTAAGGGGCATCAGCAACGAAGGAGTACAATACCATGACTAAGTACATCACAGTAGATTACATCCGCGAAGCCATCGCCAACGACCCGCGCTTCGACCCCAACATCGAGTTGGACGAGCCGGGCAAGGTCATAGTCTGGCTGGCCGACGGTTTCACGTGGAACCGATTGGACGACAACCGCACGGTCGAAGGCTTTCACCTCGACGCGCATGATGGCTGGCATAGCTGCCCACCCGACACAAAACGCTATTGGCGGGAGCGCGTTGCGCAGATCGAGGAGATCGTAGCATGAAGACCAAGAAACGCACACAAGCAGAACTCAAAGCCATGGCATACGCCATAGCCGATGAAGTCGAGACCCGCGCCGAAGCAATATGGCAACGCGCACCGAAGCTCACCTACGCCCAGTGTCAGGCACTGGCGCTTCAGCAGATGTTGAAATGACCTTCAAACCACACGACTATCAGGAAGAGGCCCTCGCGCACCTATACAAGGAGCGCAGGGCAGCCCTGTGGATGCCGATGGGCGGCGGGAAGACCGTAACCACCCTGACGGCTCTAGAGGCCCTCTCCGTGGTCGAGGACGTCTATCCGGCCCTTGTGCTCGCCCCGCTGCGCGTTGCGCGCTCTACGTGGCCTGACGAGGTCCAGAAGTGGCCGCACCTGTCCCACCTGCGCGTCAGCGTCATCACCGGCACGCCTAAGCAGCGTCAAGCGGCGCTTGACACGCCCGCCGACATCTACACGACCAACTATGACAACCTTGTCTGGCTGCGGAAGGCGGTGGGCGACGCATGGCCTTTTAAGACTGTGATCGCGGACGAGTTCACGCGCCTGAAGTCCTTCCGCTTGCGGCAGGGCGGATCTCGCGCTCGGGCATTGGGTGAGGTGGCGCACACGCACGTCGACCGCTTCATTGGCCTGACAGGCACGCCCGCTCCAAACGGCGTCAAGGATCTGTGGGGCCAGATCTGGTTCCTCGACAAGGGCGAGCGTCTGGGTCAGAGCTTCTCCGCCTTCGCCATGCGCTGGTTCCGCAAGGGATATGACGGCTACAGCCTCGTACCCTACGATCACACGCAGGCCGAAGTTGAGGAGCGGCTCAAGGACATTTGCCTGACTGTGCGCGGCCTGCCGGTCGACGAGCCAATCACCAACCCGATATACATCGACCTGCCGCCCGACGCGCGGGACATATACACGGACATGGAGACCGAGATGTTCGCGCAGATCGGTGAGGAGGGTGTCGAGGCCGTCAACGCGGCGGTGCGCACGCAGAAGTGTTTACAACTCGCCAACGGCGCGATGTACGTAGATGACGAGGGCAACTGGGAACCAGTTCACGCGGCCAAGCTGGATGCGCTGGAAAGCATCATCGAGGAAGCCAACGGCGCGCCCGTGCTGGTGGCCTATAATTTCAAGCATGACTTGGCGCGGCTGCGGGATCGCTTTCGTAACGGTCGGGTCTTGGACGCAGACCCTGACACGATTAGGCAGTGGAACGCCGGGCAGATCCCGATCCTGTTTGCGCACCCTGCGTCGGCAGGCCACGGGTTGAACCTTGCCGACGGGGGCAATATATTGGCCTTCTATGGGGTCAACTGGAACCTCGAAGAGCATATGCAGATCATTGAGCGCATCGGCCCGATGCGGCAGAAGCAGGCGGGCTATGATCGCCCAGTCTTTATCTACCCTATCCTCGCCCGCAACACGGTCGACAACCTCGTTATGTACCGCCTGACGTCAAAGAAGAGCGTGCAGGAGGTTCTATTGGAAGCACTGAAACGGAGAACGAAATGAGCAAGAGCTTTATATGCAGTTTCTGCGATGTCGAGCACGACACAGTGAAGCTGGCGCTGGACTGCTTCCAGTCGCATGCGACACCCAAGATGCCAGAGCCGAAGGCCGCCGAGCTGCTGGGCCGCGCTGCGGCGCACATGCACGACCGATCCGCGACCTATGACGAGCCAGAGGGCGAACGGTCAATGGGTAAGATTGTGACGGCCTTCAATGCCATCACAGGGCGCGACCTGACCGAGAGCGAAGGCTGGATGTTCATGCAGCAGGTCAAGCTTGTTCGCCTGTTCACGCGCAGCGAGTATCACGCCGACAGCGCCGAGGATAACATAGCCTATGCCGCGCTGCTGGCCGAAGCAAAGGGAGAGGGGCGTTGACACACGAGGTCAGACGGAAACTAGAACAGGACATGTGCGTTGACGCGGATGCGTGGGCAAAAGCGTTTATGGCGGTGAAGGACGAGGCCGATCTACACGAGATCAGCCTCTGGTTCTCTTCATGCCTATCAACAGCATTTATTTGTGGACAGCAAAAGCCTCATCACGCTTCTTTACAGCGAAGCCCCCATCCGAGAAATAACGGAACCGCCGGTAGTCCCCAGCCTTCGTTGGCTGGAGCCTGAAGTCGCTATCTTTGCTGTAGTTCTTGTGTCCGGTCAGACCGTGGGCGGTGTCGATAACCCGCATCTGGTCGACGTTCAGCCTCGGGATGTTTTCAAGGCCGGGGAACATATTCTCATGCGGCTCAAGGCGCTGGCGGATGCGATCCCAGATGTTCCACTGGTTGCCGAACAGGTGCAGGCCTGAACCGGCCATCGCCTCTTCGTTTGCGTTAACGACGTCCTTGTAGGTCTGCCCCATTAGTTCCGCTTTTTGCGGTTCAGAGATCCAGTCAACATCGGCAAGATAGTCGGGGACGGCGGGGTTCACCTCACCAGACTTCATGCGGAACTTCGGAGAAGGCGAGTTGCCAACTTCCGCCAGAAGAAGCTCTTGCACCAGACCTTTGTTCAAATCAGCAAAGTTCGTGGGTGCCTCTTTCCCTTCTTTGGCAGCACGGGTCGCCGCAAGGTTCAAGGCGCGTTTTTCAAAGGCATCTCGCTTGGCTGGATCAGCCAAGATTGTGTCCATGTACCTGTTTGCCATGTGGCGGTCGATAGCCGACACCCCAGCATTTGGCTGCCACGCAACGCCAAAAGATCCAGTCTTGTTCGACAAGCCCGGCACCTGCGTTGCTATGCGCTCCACCAGTGCGGGCCATGCTTCGTCCGCACCACGGTGGAAGAAGGAGGGGTCGCGACGGAACAGATCTAAAAAGTCGGTATAACCGGAATAGTCGACGCTGCCGCGTGCGCCTATGCCGCCCTTTGAGGCAGCACCCAAGCCCAACCGATTGGCAAGATCTTCGCTAAAAGCTTCTCGCTGATCTTTCGTGACCGCGTCGGAAAGCTCCCACGGCCTGCTATTTATGATGCGATCCAAATCTTCCATCGAGTTCATACGAAGGCGCGATGTCGCGAGTTGGTTTGGTGTCAGCGGGTTGTTTGGTGAGGTGTAGCCAAAGGTCAGGCCCGAAAGCACCTTGGCGTCGGAGAGACCTTCAGGCTCGTCCATTGACAGCATCAGCTTACGCTGGATGCCACGGTGCAGTTCAGGATCAATCCGCGATGGATCGATGCCCGAAGCTTTCATCTTCGCCATGTCTTCATAGGTGAACCTGCCTTCGAGGCCGCCCGGTATGTCGAAGCGTTCGCCACCGCCTGCCTCATAAGGAAAGGAGACAGGCTCGTTCAGCGGCCCAAGATTTGGCACGCCCAGCGTATCGCCGAGATCAGCCATCTGGGTGCTAGTCAGTTCCCAAGGCTGCATGCCCTTATAGGTCATCGGCACATTCTGGCTGGCATCAAACGAACCAGAAACGCTGGACGGTAGCGGGGGCGCTGTTTCGGGTAGAGGTGTCCTTGTTTGGGCGAGGGGGCGTTCTTTTGTGCTTGGGCCAGAACGCGGCTCGGCAAAACGCTGGATGGCCCGCGAAGGTTTCTTCTCTTCGACACCCGCGATTATTGTGCTCGCCTTCGGCGTTACAGTTAGGTCCGAGGTTGCCGCCTTTTTAGCCCCTTTCACCGCGTCTTTTATAGCCGTCTTTTCTGCGGTTTTCACTGCGTTGCGCAGTGTAACACCTGCGGGCCGTCCGAGGATAGGCACGGCGGCCATCACAGCAGTGCCCGCCAGTGCTTCCATCTTTTCTGCCTCGGCATAGCGCCCCTGCTCACGGAGCTTTTGCGCCATTGCGCGCGCATCACCAAAGTCACGGATAGCCGCAAGCGGAGAGAATATCGCGTCTTCGATAAACGCGTTTGGATCTTCCACCGCCGCATCGTAAGTGGACGTGGCAATATTTTTGACGTCACGAACAACGCTCGAAGGCGTAGAGGTCTTGGCGTATTTCACGACGCGGCTTGGTATCGACGCAATCCCGCTGCCGAGCTTTCCTACGTTGGAGGTCGCGGCTTCATTGGCTTGGCGGCGTTCGACCTTCATCGCATCAATACGACGTTGACGGGCCCTTTCGGCATTCTTTTTGCGGGATGAAACGCTACCAGTCATTAACCTAAACCCTTCGAGCTATAATCCTGTGCCATTAGAACATGCTCGGTGCCATGACGATGCCGCCGCGCGCAAATCCGGGCTGCTCTTCTTCAACGGGCTGTTCGTTGTCTTCGCCTGTATACATCTTCAAAAGCTCGGTCAGATCCGTTCTGCCCTCCCCCGGAAGACCAACGCGGTACTGCTCAAGCGACAGCGGCGCGCGCTCTAGCAAGGTAGCCTGCGGTATGGCCGTTGCGGCGTAGCGCGCCATCAGGGCGTTCTTGCGCTCTTCAGGAGTGACCGTCGTGAGGGTGAACGGGTCTTGCTGGCTCTGGATGATAGGCTGCATGCCGAAGACGGCGCGCTTCACGCCCGGCGTATACTCCTGCACCAGATTGACTGCCTTCGGAATGTACTGATCCGCGCCAATCATGCGACCCGCTGCGCCAATACCGCGCTCTGCTGCGCCGTACTTTTCGCCCAGCTCATAGGCCTTCATGCCAAGGCCGCGAGGCGATAGCGTGGAGGCGAGAAGAAGCTCAGGAGAACCCGCAGCAGCACCCCCAGTCGTCATCATGCTTGGTGCCATGCCACGGGGTTCAGTGCTCGACAGGTTGCGTCCTGCCAGCATGTCCCCAAGACCCTTGCCGCTTTTCGTACTCTCAAGTAATTGGATAACCGAGTTGCCACGCGGGCCTTTACCGGACTGCGCACGCATGAGCTTCGAGAGGGTGGTATCTGCACTCTTTGCACCTGCACCAATCGATGCCTTCACGTCGGCGAGTGTATCACTCGCTAGACGATAGTCGCCCATAACCTTGGAGTATATGGGAGCTTTTGCGGTGATGGTGGCGTTGATTGACTTTGCGACATCGTTCGCGACCTTGAACTCAGGCGTACCGACTTGGTAGCGGCTGCCTATTTCTTTAATCGCGCGCTTCATCGCATCAAAGTCTTCGATGCTGTTCAGACCCTTGTCGAAGAACTCCATGTACTTCGCGTCGATTTCGTCCCACACGCCGCCAGCACCAGAAATGTCGATGCCTTTATGCCGCCCAACATTGCGGACGCCTTCAATAGCCTGTTCGACATCGTCAAAGGACAAGATTTCTGGATTTTGCTTTAGCTTCTTCATGCGGCGCGTATAATCACGGCTGCGGTTCAGATAGAGTTCGCTAAGGGCTGCGTCGGCCTTAGCCAAGGGGTCGAGAACGTCGCCCGTTTCCGTTGCTTGCTCAACAAACTCCTGAGATCCGCGCTTGCCAGCACTGAAGGCCTGCTTGACGTCAGCGCCCGTCGCACCAACCATGCGAGCAGGGGCGTTCACAGCGAGCTGTTCCGCCACATTGCCAAGGGCCTTTGCGCCAAGTTTGGTTGTGCCAACCGCCAAGCGTGTTGGGTCCAACTTACTCGCACCAGTGGCGAAGCCTTCAGCGACACTGGCGAAACCTTCAGCGGCTTTGGCCGCGTTCGATAGTGCGCCAATCTTCCCGACCTTGGACGCAAGGCCCGCAGTCTTCGCAAGGATCGTAGCACCGCCCGTTGCGAGGCCCGCGATGTCAGCGGCGATAGACGCTGGGTCTGTCATGAGGGCCTGTTTGAAGCCCTCAATGCTGCCGTAACGATCCATGTAGTATTTCTTCAGGGCCTCATACTGGGTATCGTCTGTGAGACCAGTCGCGCCGCCAACGACCTTCACAAGGCTCTCAACCGTGTCTGGCAGATCGACAGTCAGGGCCTTGGCCGTATCGTATGCAAGCTCAAAGGTGCTCGGGATAAAGTTCAACGCCGCGCCGCCGAGCACTTCGCCCAAGCCAAGTTCGGTCTTGCCCCCAGCATTGGCTTGAACGCCGAGCATCTTCTGCGCGTCCTTGTCGGCCTGCTCATAGCTAAAGTCCGAAAGACCTGCGCCCTCACTGGTCTGCAAGTTCATGCCGGTGTCGAGAGCATTCTTTACAAAGTTCTCGTCTGGTTCGCGGCCAGTGGCGTTATAGTATGCGCTGCCCATGAGTGCGGCAAAGTCCGTTGGGTCGAAGGTGCCATCCTTCTTGGTCTTCGCAACATACGCCTGAAGCGCCTTCACATCTTCAGGGACGAAGCGGTAGGACTTGATGTCCGAGCCAAAGGTCTGAATTTCTTCTGGCCCGAGGGCCTCGGCCAAAGCTTCGGGGGAGATGCCGAGGCGGTTGGCGACTGTCAGTCGGTTCCTGATGACCGTGCCCATGCCGTCCTGAAAGACTTCGTCGCTCGCCGCAGGGTCAATCGCGTCCTCAGTACTGTAGAGCAACTGAAGTTCACGATCCGACACGGCACCCAGTGCCGCGCCCGTCGGGCTTTTGGCGCGCATGTCTTGCAGTTTGGTAAAGGCCGTGTTCGCCTGAATGGGTTTGAGAAGCGCAAGGACGCTGTTTGCCGGAGAGCCGGAGAATATAGACGCTGACGTGATACCCTGCCCGAGGCCGCTTGCGCCGAACATGTCACGGCTAAGCTTGCGTGCCTTAACAGCGTTCCTGATTTCTGTCAGAACAAGGTTCTGCGCCTCGGTCAGCGCGTCGCCGACCGGACGGTTGCGCATGAGCGCCTTTGCCTTTTCCAACGCCATGCGAGCGGCTTCAGTCTTAATCTGCGCCAGCTCGGCGTCAGACTGAGCTTTGCTCGCCTTGGCAGGAAGCAGCGTCCGCGTCTGTTCGGCAGAAGCTGCCGAGGATGCGGCCCCCGCTTGCTTCTGCCCAATCCCCGCTTCGATTTCCCTTTCTTTCACGGGGGAACCGGGCTGCACAACGATGCTGCGCGAGGGGGAGCCTTGACCTCCTGCCTCCTCGTAGCTTTCCCACCAATCTTTCTTTTGAGCCATAGCTTTTACCTTCCGGGGATCGGGCGTGGTGTCTGGTTCGGGTCGTCCACCGCGATGAAGTATCTGATTTCAGGCGGCAGCCTGATCATGTCGGCTTGGTTGCGGATGTACCGCGTGTTCTCAAGCGTCGGGCCGTTCCCCGCTGCGGTACCCTGTTGCCCATTCGGGAAAACAGGCGTGATAGTGACCTTGCCCGACGGATCTTCAGTGCGGATATACTGCGGCTTGTTCGCGGCTGCGCGCGCCCTGATAACGGCCAAACGGTTCTTGAGCGCCTCGCCTTCCGCGCCCAACTCGCCCGTCTGATACTGCTGCTGAAGCTTCATGAGAGCCTCGGCGCGCTGCTCTTCAGCGGTGCGCTGCGCTTTGGCAATCTGGCCGAAGACAGGGCTGATGTTCGCCAGTGTGCCCTTAAAGCCGGGCATGCTGGTTGGGCTCAGAAAGGCCTGAGACATTGCGAAGAGTTGCTCGGACAGGCTAGGTCCGCGATAATTCTTCTCGATGTAGGCCTTTGCGTCATTGAACTGCTTCAACCGTTGGTCCTGTGCCTTCTTCATGAAGGCAAGTTGGTCTTGTTCCCAGTCGGTGTAGGTATCAGACTTGGGGCCACCAACGGCAAGGCTCGATCCCTCTTCGCCTGTGTTGTTTGCGGCGTCCTCATCTGCAACAGCAAAATCTGCCTCGGGGTCCATATCGTCTTCTCCACCGCCGCTCATACCAGAAACGGGCCTAAATTCAACTTCGCTTGGGCGGACCGCAAGGTCGTACTTGCGCATGAACAAGTCAGCCGCCTCTTGGCCTTCTTGCGCAACCAAGTCATCATAGTTCTGCTGGGTGATAAAAGTTTTATCCATTAGCCGTAGCCCAGCAACTTGCTGAGGGCGGAGCCTTCCTTAGCGCCAGCCAGCACACCGCCAAGGCCCGACAGAGCGCCTGCGATTGTCGCCGCAGTCGTTGGCGTGCCCTTATAGTCCACGCCGCTGGGCACGATGCCCTCGTCAATCGTCGCGCCGGGTGCTGCGCCCGCCAGACCACGGAACGTGGCGAGGGCCTTGTCGATCTGCTCTTGCGGGTAGCCCTGCTGCTTGAGGAAGTCGCTGTAGGCGACGTCAAGGTTCTTCTGGTTGAGAGCCTGTTGCTCTGCGCCGACGCCCGTGACAGCCTGCGCGCCCTTGAGGCCGAGGGCCTGTTCGGATGCGGCGAGACCGCCGAGCTGCTCTCCGCCTGAAAGGAGGCGTGTGAGGTCGGAACCTTGGAGGCCGCCGACAAGCTGCCCGAGTTGGCCCATGCGCGCCAGATCAGTCGCAGAGAGACCCGCAGCTTCAGTGAAGCCGCTGCGAAGGGCTTCTGTCTGCTTGCCGAGGATGTCGGAGCTGGTGTCGCGAATAGCCCGTGCCGTGTCCGTCAGCATTCCTGATGGCGTTCCCGCACCCTCACGAGCGCCGAAGCCGAGTTGACCTGATTGGATGTACCGGCCTTCGATAGCGGGAAGAAGGTTCTCGGTCAGGTTGCGTTGGCCCACCTCACCGATCCGCTTGACGACCTGCTCCGTGTATGGGTTCATGTACTGGCCGATGTTGGCGACTGTGCTTTGTCCTGCCTGCGTCACATACGGCTGCGCGGTGGGCAGAGCGCCGGGAGCGGCGAGGGCCGCTTTGGTCACGTCTGTGGCCGCCGTCAGGCCGGGCTGGTACGCCGTGGCCGCCGTGTTGGTCATCCCGAAGCCCTGCTGCTGGCCCGGTGTAAATTCCGCAACGCGCGGCATCGGAGCCGTCTCGTATGGGCGGTTCTGGACAGCCTGCTGGTTCGACAGGAGCTGCATAGCGTAGTTGGTGTACCACTCGGGCAGCACCGTCTGGCTGGTCGTAGACTTGACCGCAGATCCTGCGGGGATCTGGCCGTTGTTCAAGAAGTCGCTGAGCGCCATTAGATACGTCCTCCTACCAGATAACGCTCTGGCCGTTTTGCATTTACACTGAACTTGCCCTTAGCAAGTTTTTGTCCCTTATGCTTGCGCAAATTAACGCGCAGCCGATCCAGAGCTTCGGCACCCGCCTTGCTCGATCCGTCGCCCAACAGGGCCACGGTCTCCGCGTCCATCACATACTCGCCGTCGGACAACACCGCAGGGATGTCGTCACTGCGGCCAGTGCCGGGGCCGCTGACTGCAAATGCGTTACGCTTGGGCGAGCCGCCCCGTGCGAAGCGCATATTGTCGACGTCGGGAGCGTACATCGCAGGGGCGCTAGGCTCGTTTGGAATAGGTGTGGTGATAGGCGCGCTGATAGGCGCAGAGCCGGGCTGCGACGCGTAGTTGAAGAAGCTCGCCTCGGGGCCGAAGCCGTACCGCGTCCAGTCACGAGGTTGGCCGTTCACTACGGCGAAGTCGGACTGTGGCCGAGCGGCGAAGTTGCCAGTCGCGCCGGGCATGTTCGGTGCAGGAAGCTTGGCTGAGAACAGCGGGTTGAGCGTCCCCGTGCCGCCGCCCGGATACATAACGCCCGATGAGCCGCCCTTGCCGCCCTCAATCAGACCACCGATCAGGCCAACGCCTGTGCTGCCGAGGCGCAGATAGTCGGCGATGTCCGAAAGGGACAAGCCTTTAGCCGCCGCGTCGGAGTTCATATACGTGTCTAGTTCCTCGTCCGTCATCTCCGCACGGTCGGGGGCGTTACCCATGCCGTTTGCCGCGTTGGCGGCTGCGGCTGCTGCGGCAGAGGTGACGAAGTCAGCGGGCAACAGGTTTGTCGGAGCTGTGACGACAATCGGGTTCTTTTCGGCTTCAATCTCTTCTGCTGTCTTTTCCGCAGGCGCAGGCTCTGCGCCGCTCAACGCGCCTGAAAGCATGGCGTTTACGGGGATAGGGACCGCCGCTGCGAACGGTGATCCCGATCCAGATACGAACCTGTTCCCGCTGACAACGATGCTGTCGTCCACTGGCGCGGGTTCCGCTACAGGGGTTGGTTCCGTTACAGGGGTTGGTTCCGACGGCAGAGGTTCGGGCAAAGCACCCTTCGGTAGAAACTCTGTGGCTATAGGGCCGAGGGTGTTGGCTAGTGCTCCGCCGTAATTCGGCGCAGCGGACGCCGCTCGGCTTGCGATTACGTTAATAGTGTCGTCTATTGGAGGCTGAAATGCCTCGGGCAGCGGCTGCTGCGCAAACTGCTCGGCTGGCGTCTTGTAGCCACTTAGCGCACGCGAGGCGGCGTTGCCTGCTTCCGATAGAGCCGCTTGGCCGAGTGCGCCGCCTGTGCCTTGGGCAAGCCGAGAAAGCGCGGTGACAACGATGTCATCGCTTAAACCTTGTGCGGCTCCCTGCGCCGCGCCTTGTGCTACGCCTTTGGTAGCATTGCTCAGGGCACCGCCAATCGCTTTATCAAGCCCAGTGCCGCTTACTAAGCCCGCCGTAGCGCCGCTGAGTAAGGCACCTTTAAGGATGTCGTCGCCCTTGAGTGCAGCGCCTAAACCGCCTGCGCCAGCGGCAGCGCCCATTTTTGCAAGAAGGCTAAGCTGGCCGAAGCCCGGCACAAAGCCTAATGCCAAAGGAGCCACGGTGCCGACTACATTCGCGATCTGGCCTAGTGTGCTCTTGTTCTTCTTCTCATACGCGACAGTCGAGTAGTTACCGGACGGGTCGGCGGTTTGAATGCTGTAATTTGCTTTGCGACCGAGCGTGTTGGACATATTCTGCCCCAATTCGGTCGCCTTGCGTGCCGCATCAAAGCCCGACCCCTCGAACACGATCTGATTGGTGCGATGGTCAACGAGGCGCACTGGCTGGTCAGCCCGCACCGCGAACGTGTTGCCGCCGGTTCGCGAGGTGGGGTTGCCTTTGTTAGACTTTGGTGCGCCGATGTATTGTAGGTTCGGATCGGCTTGGTATATGCCGCCCCCAGCGCCACCGCCGCCGAAGTTAGAACCGAAGTTCATCCCGTACAGGCTGTTCAGGCCGCTTAAATCCAAGCCAGCCAAACTATTAATATCGAAGGGCACTTCGGCAGGCGCGACGGCCTCCTGTGTCATCGGCTCGACCAGCGCACGCTGGGGCGCATCCATGATTGGTTCCGCGCCATACTCAGGTATGGACGCTTCCAAATAGTTGGTGAAGCCGGGGATATACATCAGTTTTGTTCCTCAAGCATTGGATAAACCCGCATAGCCCACTCGCGCCAGTCCGTAAATTGAAAGGGGTCAGGCAGGGCGCGCTGCGTAAAGGGGGACGCGCGTACAAACCCTGTGGCCCATCGTTGCCAATCAGCTTCGTCGTCCAGTTTCCCAAACGCCCAAGCGTCATTGGTTGTCAATATAACAGCATCTGCCCATTCGAGCAATGACATACCGATGGGATTGATAGCCATCAGCCGATGACCGTGCCGTCGCCGGGCTGGACGTGCCCAAGAATAAGGCCCATCTCGTAGTTTCCGCCGATGGCATTACTCGTAAAACGGAAGCGCATCTCGCGCCGCTGGTCCTTAAAATAGATGACCTGCTCTTGCGGCGTTTGCGGGTTTTCGTAGATCGTCTTGAGCTCGCCGTTCACTTCCGGCGCGCGAGCGTTGGCGCGGCCCATGACCTGCACGGTCATGTCGCCAGACTGCACGAAGTCAGGTTCCAGCATAAGGACTTGAAGGGCCTTGTTGGTCTGCGACTGGACTGGAAGCGACATGTCGCCCGTCTCGAAGTAGGAGAGGATTGGGTTAACCACTGTGCCGTCAATCTCGTCCGTCCCGACCTCATGCACCCAGAACTTGTAGGGCTGGACAAAGGTCAAAGTGAACGTGGCCGAAGAGCCTGCGCCGCCTGTGACCGACACAGGGTTGGTTGGCGGCGTTGTGTAGCTGCCCGCATTGGTAATCGTTATGCCGGTAATACCTCCGCTGCCGTTGACCGTCGTCACAGTCAGCTCAGTCGGAAAGACATCGATCCCGCCGCTGACGAGTAGGGTGTTGCCCACGGCGTAGCCGGTGCCTGCCGCCGTGATTGTGACCGCAGTGGCCTCGTAATTCTGCTGCTCGACGCCCGACATGAGCGGCTTGCGGAACACGGCAGGGAACAAGCCCGCGCCGCGACCACCGTTGGGCAGCGGCGTGTCGTACCAGATGTTTTCGCGCACGTTGTAGACAACGGCGTGGTTCGGCTCGAGGCTGTCGCCGAACGGGAAGCACCACCAGATCTCGCCAAAGCGTGGCACCTTTACCGCGAACACTTTCTGCCGCTGGGCATAGTTCAGGTTGTCGAAGAAGAAGTTGATGTTCAGATTGTTCTGGACCTCGCGCACGACGCCGTTGAACATCAGGAAGCGGTCGGTGCCGATCCAATAAAAGACGCCGTCATACTCGATGACGGACTGCGCCGACAGGATTGAGCTCTCGGTGCTGATCGTGTCGAATTGGAAGACTGCCGTTCCGCCGATGTATGTCATACGCACAAGGCTGTCTGCGGACCACAAGAGGCCCGAGGGGCTGTTACCGGGGCCGCCGCGCAACGGCATGCCGCGCACGATCTTTTGGCCGGTCACATAGGCATTCCCCGCACCGGAGCTGGTGAAGTCGTCAGGTCCGTTCGGAACCGACCACGCAACGTAGCCGTCATTACCAAAAACAACAGTGTAGGGAGGCAGCGATACGACGCCGCCAGTGGCGCTGAAATTTGCGGGAACAGCCGTAACTCGTGTCAAGGCGGTCGTGGCGAGAAGGTCGCCGACGAAGAGCTCGCCGCCGTCGCTGTTGCAGATGCAGTTCAAGTTCGGCGCGACCTGCGCGACAAGCTGGTTGCCGTTCGTCAGATCATAGCCGAGGGCAAACTGCCAGAGATTTCCGTCGTTGGCCGTGAAGCTCGATGTCGGCGTGCGGTTGCTGATGACGCTCGTGTTGTACGTGCCGTCAATGTAGAACCGTTCGACGAGGTTAGCCGATCCGGCGTGGACATAGGTCAGCAGATCCTGCGTGTACTCCGTGAGCGTGCGGGGCAAGCCGCGCAGAAACTTGTTGACCGAGCGATAGCCGCCCATCTTACGAGGCAAGCCACGTTGAAAGCGGACCCACTGGCCGTCAACGTACTGGTCACCCTCGAACTTGGTGCCGTCCCGCTTGATGCCGGGGAGAGAGCGGATCTGTACGATTTGTTCAGCCATCAGAATTGCGCGTCCGCTTCGACGGTTATTGTCGCGGTGTCGAGTATGGTGGTCGTGCCTCCGCGCCGAATAGATATATCAAAGACGCAAAGGTTGTTGTTTCCTATGGAAGCCGCGAGTTGCCAAGTCTGTGTGACCCCCAAATTAACCCAAGACCCGACGGTCCCACTGTCAAGGCCACCAGATAGGACGTCAACAAACGCCTCGTAGAACCCTGCTTGGGATGTAGGCGTACACCATGTTTCCACCGTAGCGTATACGTTGTTTGCCATAATTTGAGCCAACCCCGTAGATGTTAAGCGGTAGCCAGCCCTTGCGGTGCGAAGACCCGCTGAGAAGTCAGCCGCAGTTTGGTCGGTTATGGAAATAATAACCGCACTCTTGCCGTAGAAGTTGGTCGGCACGATGATAGCGCCAGACGCAACGCCCGCTAACGTGCGGACATCGGTGTCGTTTAGTGAAACCGTGGCGGTAGCGGATTTACCCAGTTCGAGGTTGATGGACTGCCCCGCCGTGCTGCCACCCAGACTGATCGGCCCCGTCGTGTTAAGCGTCATTATTTAGCTCCCCGTAGCTCGTCCAGTTCAGCCTTGAGTTCCGCGATAGCCGCAAAGGCCACAGCGACAAGCTTCTCGTAGTCAACGGCCAGCGTGCCGTCGTCGCGAGTGCGAACGGCCAGCGGGAACATTTCCTGCACGTCCTGCGCGATGACGCCGAAGTCACTCTTGCGGACGAAATAGCCGTCCTCACCGCCGTGGTCGGCGATGTAGGCGTCCGTCCAGTCGAAGGTCTTCCCACCGACTGTCGATACGATGCCGAGAGCGTTTTCAATCGGCTGCACGTTCTCCTTGAGACGCGCGTCCGACGAATAGTAGGCCGTGACGTTATTGGTCGCGCGGATCTCGCCCGCCGTACCAGAAGCCGCAGTGCCGACGCCAAGGCTGTTGACCTGATAGTTGTTGCTTGTGTTGAGCGCGTTTGCCGTGGTCGCCGTCGTTGCGTTCGTCGCGTTCGTCGCATTCGTCGCGTTGGTAGCGTTTGTTGCATTGGTGGCTGTTGTAGCGGTTGTAGCGGAGGTAGCTGTTGTAGCCGATGTGGCAGTCGCCGCGTTGCCGCTGATGTTGATGCCCCAAGTGCCGGACGCGCCTGTGCCGTCTGCTTTAGGAGCACCAACGGTGCTGTAGTCAATCGTGCGTGCTGCCGACCCGTTGAACGTCGTGCCCGCCGCTGCGCCACCTGTATTGGTGAAGGTTACCGCATTGGTGACCGATCCAGCCGTAGTCGCTGAGGTAGCCGACCCAGCAGTCGTAGCCGAGGTGGCAGTCGCCGCGTTCCCGCTGATGCTGATGCTCCAAGTGCCGGACGCGCCGGAACCAGTGGCCGAGGGAACGCTAAGGTTAGACCGAGCAGTTGCCGCATCAGTTGCGCCTGTGCCGCCGCTGGTGACAGGCAGAGTGCCTGAGACCTGTGTGGTCAGGCTGACGCCAGACAGCGTGCCGCCGAGTGTCAGGTTACCCGAGGAGGTGACGGTGCCCGTGAGCGTGATGCCGTTGACCGATCCAGTACCGCCAACTGAGGTGACGGTGCCGGTGGTCGAGCTGGTCCCAGCGCCGATGGCCGAGCGGAACGACGCCGCGTCGAGAGCCGAGACTGTGTTGTCTGCGTTGAAGCGGGGGAACGTAACGGCGCTCGGGTTGGCGAGCGTGAACATGCTGCTGCCGATGGCCGTCGCGCCAAGGTTGGTGCGCGCACCGCCAGCCGTTGTCGACGCGGTGCCGCCCTGTCCGATGCTCAATGCGGTCGTCAGGCCCGATAGAGCCGTGATGTCGCTGTTTGCACCCGAGGCAGCCGCGCCAAGGCTGCTGCGTGCGCCCGCAGCCGTCGAGGAGGCTGTGCCGCCCTGCGCGATGCTCAGAGGCGTGCTGAGGCCCGATAGAGACGTGATGTCGCTGTTAGCGCCAGAGGCAGCCGCGCCAAGGTTCAGACGCGCACCAGAGGCCGTAGCGCCGCCTGTGCCGCCGTTTGTGACGGCCAGAGTGCCGCCAAGCGTCAGCGTGCCGCTTCCGGTAACAGGGCCACCGGAGAAGGAGAGACCCGTCGTGCCGCCCGAGGCGTCGACTGAGGTAACCGTACCGCCGCCAGCCGTCGACGTAATCGTAATCGAGCCGCCGCCGTTGGTGATGCTTATGCCCGAGCCAGCCGTCAGGGTTGCCTTGGTCAGCGTGTTGCCGGTGCTGTTACCAATCAGAAGTTGGCCGTCGGTGTACGAGGTCTGCCCCGTACCGCCGTTGGCAACGGGCAAAGCCGTGCCTGACAGCGAGACAGCGAGCGTGCCGCTGGTCGTGACAGGAGATCCGGTAACGGACAGGAAGGAGGGGACGGTCATACCAACGCTGGTCACCGAGCCTGAACCCGTGCCGACGCCCACACCGTTGATGAAGAGACCCGTCGCGTTGATCGTGCCTGTGCCCTGCGCGCCACCCGTCGGTGCGCCGACCTGCACGCCGCCAGAGGCAGTTAGCGCGGTGATGTCGCTGTTGCTGCCCGACTGGGCCGCGCTGAGGTTAGAGCGTGCGCCTGCGGCTGTCGTAGATCCTGTGCCGCCCTGCGCAACGGTCAAGGCCGTTGTGAGGCCCGTGATCGAGGTGATGTCGCTATTTGCGCCAGAGGCAGCCGCCGCGATGGCGGAGCGGGCAGCAGCCGTTGTGGATGCCGTAAAGACGCCGGTGCCGATGCCCGTGCCGCCGAGGTTGGTCAGCGCGGAGCCTGCGGTGGTCGCGCCGGTGCCGCCCTGTGAGATGCCGACCACGCCTGCGAATGCCGCCGCAGTCGTTGCGGTGATGATGTTCGTGCCGTCGGAATAGTAGATACCCGTCGTGTTCTGCGTCACAACAACAGGGGATGAGCTGCCCGCCACGCGGACAGAGAGGGTGAAGGCACCCGTCGTCTGGTTGTTGATCCAGTACTGCTGCACGGTGGCAGGCACAACGATAGTCACGTTGCCGCTCAGGGTGCCTGTGAACTTGTAGGCAATGCGGTTCAGTTCAGATCCGCTCAACGTGTACGTGCCTGTAGTGACGGCGACAGACGTGTAGTCGAAGGCGAAGACCGCCTGCTGGCCGAGGCCGATGGTGTACCACTGGATGCCGTCGGTCACGATGCTGGCGCTGTCGCCCGGCTGCAAGGTGAGCGTGCTGCTGCCATTGATTAGCTCTGCGCCAGATGGGTCGACGACAAGGTCGCCCGTGCCGCTGTTGCGCAGGTTGATGAACCAGCCGTCAGTCGCCGAGACGGAAGTTGGCAAGTTCAACGTGCCCAGTGCGCCTGTCCAGACAAAAGTCTTAGCGCGGTCGCCTGTGGTCGTCGTGACTGGCGTTGAGGAGAAATCGACAACCTCGGCGTTCTGCGCGAGGGTTGAGCCGAGGGCAACAAGGCCGGGGCCTGCGAGTGCAGAGGCTTGCGCCTGTGCGGTAGCCGCGCCGTAACGGAAGACGCGCCACGTTCCGGCGACCGTTGTGTTGTCCGTCAGGTAAATCTGCCACTGCTCGCCTGCACTCATGCTGAGAATGGCGTTGCCTGCGGCAGTGTCGACCGTGACGATGCTGGGGCCGAGGTTGTTGAAGAGGATCGTCTGCCCCACGCCGACCTTCGTCGCGTCAGGCATGATGATGGTGTAGACGCCAGTCGGCGTTACATCGATGATGCGGGCGACGACGTTGTTGCCGGTGGTGGCCTCAAGCGGCCACTCAAGCGTTACATCGCCAGACAGCGACAGCGGAAGATACGACACGTCCGAGGGGTAGATTGTGCTGCCCCCGAAGACCTGAGTGAACGATGTGGACATTATTAGGCCTCCTTGCGCACAGCGGATCGGTCGAGGATTTTACCAAGGTCTTCGCCGTTTAGCATCGCCGCCGCGCGATCATACATGCTCTGCCAAACTTGGATGCGTTCGTCGTTCTTCAGGAACGGCGTGGCTTCCACCAGCGTGCCGTAAAGCAGAAGCTGTGGAGCGTATTCCGTGACCCAATTCGTCTGCACGCTGTCGTCGAGCAACGGCGGCAATTCGTAATAGAGGATCTCGAAGGGGTAATCTTGATCGGGCGTTGGCGCGATCAACCAGTGGCTATAGTCATAGTCGCTGTAGAAAACAGGCTGGTCGGTGTCGAGCGCGTTGGGCCAGTACGTGCGAATATATTCGTAATCGCGCGTGAACAGGAACTTGCGATTGTCACCCGTTGCGCCCGTGCCGATGTTGATCGACACGGTGTCGCGCCAGCGGTCGGGCTTAGGGTAAACCGATTGCCCAGTGTTGAGCTCGCCCGTCACGACATTGATGAAGCCCTGAACCTTGAGTTCACGAGCAATCTTGCGCTCCGCCAAGTTGATGAGGCGCGGGATTTGCTCGTAAACGACAGCGTCAGACGCGAGTGTCGCGCCGCGCTCAAGGTAGCGGCGGACATCCTGTTGAAGGCTCTCGAAGGTCATTGTCGTGGACATAGGGGCCTCTATACCTGTTTTTTATTGGTTTGGACAGACACCGCCTACAGATATTCGGCGAGGGCAGTTGCGATGCCTGCGAAAGTGATAAGAACGGCTGCGATTTTGCTTTTCTTACCGAATTTCGGCGCGTCTCCGTCCATCGGCAAGATCTTGTTGGTGGCTTTCTTGAGGATCGCCTTTTCGGCTTCCTTCTTCAATACGCTTTTCAAATCCATTGTTCTTCTCCTTAGAGCCAAGCAGCATATTTCTTGGTTTTCAATTTACGGTCTTCAAGGCCGTGGGTTCCGCCATTGATCCGCTTTGTCAGGGCAAGGATCGCAGCGTCGTTGATGCCTTGGTCGCAGATCGACCAGAGCTTGTTTGCGTCAAAGAACCACAGGGCGCTTTCAAAGCCGAGTTCGGTAGCGACGAGGTCTGGATTGTCCAAAATCTCCTGTTCGCGACCAATGTATTTCCCGAATGCGCGGTAGTTGTTCTTCCCGGTGAGCTGGAGCGGACCCCGGCCCCGGTATTTCCACCCGTCGCCAGACGCTTCATCGCCGTTACCCATACGGTTGGCATAGACGCGATTGGCTATGCGCTGCGGCTGACGCTCATACGCCTTGGCGAGTGCATCGGTCGGGAAGTACTTTCCGAAGATGCCGCGCAGTCCCTTTGCGCCGTAGTTCAGGTTTTCGCTGAAGGCCTTAAAGTTTCCGCTCTCGTGCGCCGTCTGGGCAAAGAAATGCGCGGCGCGGTTCTTGTTCAGCTTGAAATGGGCGCAGGCGGATTTCAGTGTCCCCGGTCCGAACGCACCATCTGGATGGCATCCACATTTACTTTGAAGGTTTATAAGGCTCATTTCCCCGCACTCCGCCAATCTGGAAAGTCATTTTCGTCAACCACGCCGTCGCCGTTGGCATCATAGCGCAAATCGTTGCGATACTTTTCCCATGGCTCCATGTCGTCATCGTCGTCATCATCTGGCGTGTCGATGAATACTGTATCTTGCGGATCGTCATATGCCTTTGGCGCTGGTGCGACCATGTCGGGTGTAAGCGGTAGTGGGTCTGGTTCAGGCGCTACAGGGGCCGCAGGCTCAGGCTCAGGATCGTTGCGGTCTTCTGGCGGCGGTGGAACCAGCTCACCCTTCATGCCCATCAGCGTGGCGTAGGAGCCAGCAACTGCGCCGACAACCGAGGTCATGACGTAGCTTAGGAGGCCGAAGACGTCCTTGTTGTCGATGATTTCGTTCGACACGAACAGGCCAACAATCATAGCACAGGTAATGGCGCAGATGACAAACGCCATCGTGCGAGCAGCCAACAAGAGCGCCTTGATGCGCGCTTCCATTAATTTATCTTCCATCATCAGTCCTTTCCGGCCAGCGGGTTCGCCAGCGTCTTTTGAATACGTTCGGCAGTCTCGGCCTCAAGTTCCTTGATGCGACGCTGCTGCTCCTGATCCTGCTGACGCAGTTGCTCTATGACAGCGCGCTGCATCGCCATGTTCTGCGCGTCGCTATTCCTAACGCTGCTCGACACCGCGTCAACCGTCTGGCGCGTACCGCTCACGCTGCTGGAAATGCTGCCCGTCATGTAGTTGAGGGCTTCGCTGTTAATCTTGGTCAGGCGCTCGACGCTCGTGACGCGCTCATCCAGCACCGAAATGCGGTTCTCGATGCTCGACAGATCCGGCGGCACATAGGCAGCGGTCACTTCCTTCATGGTCAAGAACTGCTGATACACTTGGAAGCCAGCCCAGAGGCCGCCGACAATGGTCGATATAGCCGCGAAGATAATGGCAATCTTGCCGCTGCTCAGGCCACCAATCTTAAAACTGAAGCCGCTCTCATCAAAGGCGACCTTGGGTTCCTCATCTGTACTGCTCATCTACCATCTCCTGCCAGCGGGCATCATTCGTCTGCATCAGTCGATACAATTCAAAGTTTGCGTCTTGCAGCCTACGTCGGCTGTATATATCACGAATTGCGTAAAAGTCAGCCCTATCTTGCAGGGATGTCTGAGTGTACGCAGCGAAGCCCGGCACGGCCCCCATTTCATTGATGGTTTCCGATTGGCCTTCCGACATCTCGTTTTCTGACTTTTCAGATGAGGCGGTTGCCGCAGCGGGCGCGGCGTTGCTTTGACCGCCGACGCTGTTCAGAATTTCAAAGGTATTAGCCATCGAAACAGGGCTGCCCACTGATATGGCGGCGTCGAGCGGTGACGAACCAAGGCCGACACCGCTGCCGCCTGCAACGGAAGCACTCGACCCAAAATCAACGCGCATTTGGAAGCCAGCAAAGCCCTGCACCGATTGTGCGCTGCCTTCAAAGGCCGACGCTTGGCTGGCCTGTTCGGCCTCCTCGAAGAAGGCCGATTGCTGCGCGCTCTCCTCAAGCGCCGTAGTATTTGCTTCTTGCTCCGCGCCCGATGCGTCTTGGCTTTCCAAAGCGTTCTCTGCGCCTTCCAGCGACGCCAAGGTTTCACTGGCTAAAGTTTCTTTATCATCTTCGGGGCCTTGCGCCGCCAATGCAGCCAATTCTTCAGGGGACAGGCGCTCGTCATCAATATCTTCTAAATCCTGTTCCGCCACCAGCTCTTCGACGGTGTCGTCTTCGACCGCCTCTTCAACGGCAGCCTCCTCAGTTTCGGCGTCAGCCTCGAGCGATACTTCGGCAGTCTCCAGCGCCTGTTGCGCCTCTTCAATCTCCTGCTCGGCCACATCTTCCATCTGCACCTCTTCCTGCGGCGTCTGCTCGACTGAAGCAACGGCAGTGTCCGATGTGCTTTCCGTAGGATCAGGTGCGCCGACATCGATGGCTACGGATGCCGGTGGGCAAGTGGGGTCCATGGGCGTTGCGTTGCAGTCAACAGGCACAACCTCTGGCTCGGGCGCAATCCACGACAAGAGGCCCGACTGGTTCTGAAGGAACTGCGCGTTGCGCCCGTAGAAGAGCGGGATGTTATCGTCGGCAGTTGGGCCGGTGAGGCCCGCAGTAAAGTCGCGGTAGCCAGAGAAGCCCAGATTGCCAAAATTCAGTTGTATCTTACCGTCGGCAAAGAGGCCAATCTCGAAGGTGCTGCTGTTGTTCGTGCCATACTCGTTCACGCCGTACCAGCCGAAGAGGATCGAGCCGTCGTCGCGGCGATAATAGGGGTTGCCCGTGTAGCTAATCAGGTCAGACCAATAGGCGTAAATGGTGTTGCGCTGCGCCATCTCGATAGGCTGCCCGTTGCAGCACAGATGATTGCCGCTTTGGAACGACACAAAGCCGTTCGACGACACCCAAACGTCACTGAATGTCTGGCCCCAATAATCGAACTCAAAGCCGAGAGCCACGTTCCGCGTGTTATCATCGCCCAAATTGAGCGGTGTCATTGTGGTTGGAGCGCCGAGAATTTGCGGCGGGATTAAGGCAGGTTCGTAGGTCTGCGCAGCCGCAGATGTACTGACCAGCAATGCAGCCAGTAAAGAGATTAGACGCTTAGTCTGCGTCGGGGCGGCGGTCGGCATTTTCTTCCCATGCCGCTGTCGCAGCCTCACCGATTGCGCCCATGAACGGGCAGGGCGTACCAGCCATCTCCATTGCCCTGAAGACGCGGGTGTCTTGGCACAGGAGGCTCACGGCAGCGACGCGCATGCCCATGTCGTACAGGGTCTTCGAGAGCTTCATCCGCTCACAGTTTTGGTCGCGCACAGTGCGTCCAGCCGACAGGCCGATGATTTGCGTCTGCACTGCGCCAGACTGCCCAGTGGTGCAAAGATCTTGGCTGTAGGACATCATGCTTGGCGCGATGGCGCTGGGCGGAGGCGACTTGATGTTCTGATCGATAACCTGCCGAGAGACGTTCTCGCTATAGCTTTTGCTGTCGGAGACGTTGACGTTGTTGTTCTGATTGACGTTGTTCGTCGTGCTGTTGATTGTCGAGTTCGACGTGTCGTTGTTGATGTTCCGGTTGGTGTTATCGGACCTGCTGTTCACGCTCTGGTTGATCGTGCTGTTGCTCGTGTCGGTATTGATGTTCCGGTTGACGTTATCCGACGTGCTGGTGTTCTGGTTGATGTTCGTCATCGTGCCAGAATTGACGTTGGTGTTCTGGTTGATGTTCGTCATCGTGCCAGTATTTTGGTTGATGTTCGTGTTCGTCGAAACATTGTTGTTCGTGTTGACCGACGTGCTCACGTTGTTGTTGTTGTTCGTGTTGACCGACGTGCTCGTGCTGGCGTTGTTGTTCGTGTTGACCGACGTGCTGGCAGACGTGCTGTTGTTGTTATTCGTGTTCGTCGACGTGCTGGTGGAATTGTTGTTGTTCGTGTTGGTGGACGTGTTGGTGTTGTTCGACGTGCTATTGGTGGTCGTGTTGTAGATATACTCCGTCGGAGCCACCGATACCGGCGCGGTCTGCGCGAACACAAGAGAAGCCGCGCTAGTGGCGGCCACAAAACCGAACAGAACCCGCTTCATCATCGATCCGCCTTGTTATCCAATTTATCTTCAATCCGGCGGAGGTGGATCATCACCTCGTCGAATTTCTTGTCGATGGCATTGAACTTCTCGTCACCAAAGCCAAGGCGCGCCTCCAAAAGCGTCAGCTTGTTGGTGAGGTTGACCCAGACGGTTATCAACGCCCCGATGAAGCTCAGGGCGGTGATAACAAAACCAAGGACGGTGAAGAGGGTGTTCGTGTCCATTATTTCAGGTTCCGCAGCTTATAGATGGTGCTGAGGTACACACCTGTCAGGGTGTCAATCAGGTTAGCGACAGCCCGATTGCCCTGACAGATGTCTTCGTGATGCTCTTCAATCCATGCCGCGTCGGCCTCAAGCAGCTTCAGCACGTCGCGTTCAGACACATCGGGAGCTGGTATGTCCCCGATGATGTTGAACGCGCCCTGATAGGCTTCTACAAGGTCGTCGATAGCTTCGATGATTTCGTCATAGAAGCTGCCCAGCGCCATGTGCTTCGAGAAGCTGCCCGTGCCCGTGGCGCGCCAATGCTCGAAGTGTGCGACGTTGCGGGCGTAGAAGACCCGGCTGATGAGCTGCTCGATCATGTTACGCGGCGTTCGGAGCAAGCTGGGCGTTTGCTTGGCCCATAATCTTGCGCAGCAGCGGGTCGGCTACCTTGTGTGGCAGCTCTTGCAATGCGGCGAGAACGAGGTTCACGTCGTTGACGGCCAGTTCCAGCTTTACAACTGGCTCCTGTTGTGCGGCTTGCGCCTGATTGTCTACGTCGAGATGGTCCAATTCGGGGTTCATATTCTGTCTCCTTTAACTAGCTGGTGGTGTCGGGGTTGGTTCTTCCCACGGAAAATCGCCTTCGGGAACGTCCACTACTGGGTCTTTCTCTAGGGCAATCTGCTTGTTGATTTGCGCATCGACGTGCTCCTTGTAAGAACCGACAACAACGGCTTGTATCCAACCAAGGACGTCAGCCTCGGTCAAATCTTCGTAAGGGATGAACGTAGCAGGGTCTACGGTTGAAAGCGGGAAAGGCGTAGCGCCGTTGAACGTGCCGCTGTCGCCGTCTTCGTCCGTGCCAGTGCAGGTCCATGTGGTCTGCACGACGACGTTGTCGATGTCGAGTGCGACATCCGTGGTTTTCTTCAAGGACGTGATCGCCCATGTGTACGTAAGTGCCATATTTACTTTCCTTCCAAATGAGCCACGCGGGCTTCGAGTTCCTTGATTGCTTCTATTAATACACCAACAAGGTTACCATAAGCAACTGATAGCGTGTCGTCGTCTCCGACGCCTTGTTGGACCACCTGTGGCATAACCTCAAGCATCTCTTGCGCAATGACGCCGACGCCAGCCTTGTCTGTGTCTATCCGGGTGTATGTGACGCCGCGCATTTTACCGACGATACCCAGAGCGCCAGAAATCGTCTTTACGTCTTTCTTCAGGCGAGCATCCGAGTAAGCCGTGACGTTACCAAGCGCCGTGAAGTTGCCGGACATATCCAATTGGATTAAGTTGTTTGAAGCAGACCAACCACCGATACGGAATACGTTGTCGCTGTCGAGGCCCATGTTAACCGCGAATACACCGGCACGGTGGAACGCCATTGTAGCGCCTAGACCACCGGTAGAATACGCTTGCAGCGGAGCGCCGCTGTCGTTGGTATTCCGGTTAGACCTGAAGTACCAAGAACCAATACACTGTGAATTTAGGCTACTCGTGCCGTTAGGGTCTAAGTAGTACGCCGTGTCATTATAATCATAAAAAATAGGCGCACGGATGTCGTTATTGGCGACCATCCTACCACTACCCCAGTTGACGCCGCCTGCTGTAAACCCGCATAGCATCGAACCGTTGATAACTTGGTGGTGCCATGTTGCGCTGTTATCGCAGTTCCACAGCGGGCCGTAGTTCTCACTTAGACGAGCGCCGATGGAGTTGGCTAGTGTTGCGCCAGAGCCATTGAGAGCGATGGCCCCCGATAGGTTAATACCGACACCAGTGTTTATTTGGTAAAGAACGGAAGTGCTGGCCGGATCAACGTAATAGCCAGTGTTGTTAATGTCGTAATATACCGGCGAATACATGGCGTGGTCAGTCCGCCACGACCCGTCATCATCACACCAAGAACCCCAATTCCCGTTTTGTGCAAGGAAGCCGACACGCTGGCTGTTGCAGTGGATGATACGAGTGCCCTCGTCGCTGTCCGCCATGTAGATGTAACTGGCCGCTGCGCCGTTACCCACAGTTACGGAGCCACTAGTGGTAATACTACCCGCGCATGTGAAGGTGTTTAGGAGGGTTGTGCCAGCCGGATCGAGGTAATACCCGCTGTTGCTAATATCGTATATAATTGAAGCGTATACGGCCCCATTGGCATACGTAGTAAATACGTCACTACCGGCACCGTTGCCGATACGGAACGTCAAGCCCGATGTGGTTCCGTTGTCCCAGTTAAGAATAACAGCGTTTCCAGCAACCGCGTTTATGTGCATATTCGGCGTCAGCCGGATGGCGTAGTTGGCCGGGCTGTAGTTGCTGATTGTAGCAATAGCCCCAAAAAATGACGCCTCACCCGCTTGAGATATCGAAAATGCAGTGTTGCTGTCAGACCGGCGGAACAGCCATGCGTTCGCGGCTTGGAAATACCAGTTGTTAGCGTGGTATTGGATTTTGCCGTTAAACTCACCGTCCCATGCGGCGCTGTCTGACCGCCATGAGCCAACTGTGCGGAGTGATGTTGTAGAGGTAGGGTCGAGGTAATAGCCAGTGTTGTTGCTGTCGTAGAAGATTGGCGCACGCATCGAACCGTTGGCGAACAGGTTTGATGAACTGTCAAAGTACCCCTTTTGCGCATTGCCGATGTGAAAGTAAATTGCGCTTTCAGATTGTATATACAGATTTGGGTTATTGTATATCCCCGGAAGATTATAGGCAGCGCCAAGCCTGACGTCCCCACCCACGCCCTCTGAGTTAACTACATGAAATCCACTGTCGTCCGAGTATACGGTAACGCGACTGCTGGAGCCTGTAGTGAAGTTTATCCCTGTGGTTCCGTCAAAATAACGTGCGGTGTTGGCGCTGTCGTAGAAAATCCCCGCGAAAAGGGCGTTGGTGTTGCCGGAGTTATAGCCCAACGTCGGGAACTCGTAGAGAGTGCCGTAGCTTGTTCCGACATCCGACTGGCTACTAATCCACATACGGGGCGTAGCTTGCCGTGAGGTGTGAAGCGCGCACATGTTTGGCACATCGCCACCCGCGTAACCGTTGATCCAGAGCGTGTCGCTCCAGACGCCAGCCACAGCGGTCATTGCGACCTTCAAGCCGATGCTGCTGCTAAAGTAGGTCTGCGGGTTAAGCTGCTGGCCCCCAATGTACGCAGTCGGAAGGTATCTGGAATACCCGCTAATGTTGCCGCTTATCTCGTTAGCCACCGTCAGACCAACAAGGTTCGAGGTGCTGGCGGGGTCTACGTAATAAGCCGTGTTGTTGCTGTCGTAGAAGATGGGCGCACGGACGCTGGTGTTGACACCAATGAACCCGCCACTGATACCCGTGAAGGTAAAGTCTGTCGCTTCAAACGACATCGGGCCGTAGGCAGAGGCGTCACGGCTGTATGTCAGAACGTAACCACGACCACCACTTTCACCAATCTCAACCGCCAAACCAGTGGCGCTGGCAGAAGCGTCACCCCACCAACCCGCAGCGCGAACTTGGCCCGCAGCGTAAACGCCGCCCGCAGTGATGAGCGACGTACCCGTGCTCGCCGGATCGAGGTAATACGCGGTATTGGCGCTGTCGTAATAGATAGGCGCAC